TGGCGACGTGCTGCAGGCGGTTGATGAGGTAGCTGCGGGGCACGTATCCTTTTTGCCACATGGCGTCCGGTATCTTGTGGCTCGCCGCTGGGCCTTCGGTGAAGTATTGCTTCAGCACCAACAGCGCCTTCTTGTCCCGGCTGCTGTCGCCCGCGCCCACGTCGCCGCTGTCCATGCGCTCTTGCATCATGGCAATGTCGCGGCGCACAACCGACAGCGCCCACTCTACGTGGTGCGCCTGCACCAGCGGATTAGAGTAGTCGTCGCCCACGGCCAGCAGCGCGGCAATCCGGTACACCTTCAAATGCGCCCGGCTCCACATCTGCCGGCGCGACTCCTCCAGCGTGGCGTTGATGGTGTCGTCGCACTCAATGTTGAAATCGTCCAGCAGGGCAGCAGCCGCAGCGTCGCGCTTCACCCGTATGTGCTGCATGGCGAGGATGGTGTTCTGCGCCTTCTCCACCAACTGCGCGCCGTACTGCACCAGCCCAGGGTCGAAGGTAAGCACCGGGTCGTTGACCAGCCTGGGGCGCGTGCCTTCGTAGGCCACGACGGTGAAGCGGCTGAGAAAGCCGTCCTCCATCATAGACTCGGTCAGGCATTCGTAGAACGTGCCCGGCGTGGTCTCGCCGATCATGCTGTACGCAACGCCCGCAATGCTCTCAACGTTCTTCTCCTTGTCGCTGTACTTCACCCCGCCTAGCACGCTGGTCGCGCCGGACTTCTGGTACAGATTGGTCATCACCGTGCGCAGTTGGTGCAGCGGCCCGTCCTTGCCGTCCTCCTTCGCCAGCCGCTGCAACTTGCGGCCCCACTCGCCGGACACGTTGACGAAGCTGGGGTTGACGGCGCAGTCCTTGGCAAGGCTGACGCCGCTGGGGTAGTCGGCAAAGGACACGAAGCGGAAGGCGTTAGGCGTGATGCGGCTTAACTGCTGGCTCCAGGTGCTGATACCTGTGTGCATGGCCTCCTTACCGACACCGCTGCGGGCCACAAGCACGCAATACAGGTTGAGCCCCGAGCCGGGGATGTTCCACGCCTTGCCCGCAATGCCTGCCATCCAGCCCAGGGCGGCCACAATGCTGACCTCACGCACCGGGCGGAAGCTACCGTCGTAGATAGCGCGGGCCAGCGCACCAACAAACCCAGGGGGCCACGGGGTGCCGCCGACATCAGCGTCAGCCGCTACGGCCACAGGGGGCGGCCCAGGCGGGCGCGCAGGGGGCTGGGGCGGGCCACCGGCACCATACAGGGCCATACCCTGCGCCGGGGGCACTGGGGCGACGGTGGTGGCCGCGTGGCGGCTGGCTGACACCACGGCTGCGGCCTGCCGATTGAATTCCTCCTGGGCCAGCGCTTGGCGGGCTTGGCGCTGGCGGCAGATGCGGATGGTGAGGTTGAGGTAGCGGTCGTCCTTAATAGCCTTCTCTCGCATGCCCAGGCCGGTGAGGCGGAACATGCGGCGGCATTGCTCGTTGGACTTGCTGTAGAAGGTGAACATGGACATCAGCGACAGGTCGGCTTCCGACTGGCTGGGGTAGTGGTACTTCTGCCAGTTGCCCTCACACAGGTCGCGGAACTTGGTGGCGTTGTCCGCAGCACCAGCACGGCGCCACAGCTCGTCATCAGGCTCGCTCGCGTCCTCGTCCATCAGGTGCGCCATCTCCGCCGCATTCTGCGCCCCGCGCATCTGCCACACCATATTCGCAACCACGTCCATGCGGTCCACGATTGGCATTGGGATGAGCATGCGGCCTGTTGTGGCTATGAACCGCTCTTGGCTGAAAATGTCCACGTTGTCGCGCTGGCACCCCTCGCCAATGTTGGCACGGACCCAGATGTGTGCGCCCTTGCCGCTGCAACTGCTTTCGGTGAAGCTGTTGAGAGCCATGGCGATGGCGCCGAAGCGCTGGCGGTGCTCCTCCGTCGTCCACTTGTGCGGCCTGTCGGGCTCGTTCTCGGGGTCCTTGGCGTCCAGGACTACGCAGCAGAAGGGGTCGGTGGCCGTCAACACAAAGCCGATGCCGAAGCCGAAGTGCACAGCGGCGGCCACCGCTTGGTCATACGTCAGCCACTGGCGCCTGTCAACGCTGCTGGCCGCATAGGGCTTGCCGAAGCCGTCCAGTGACCCAGGGATCTTGAACAGGCCCTTTGCATTGGGCATTGCCAACAGCCATTGCGGTAAGTCCCGCATCTCCTGGGGCATGTTGGCCCAGGTGCCGGGGTCGCCGCGTAGTGGTGTGGTGTAGGGTTGTCCGTCTGGTTGTGTCACGCCGCACCTGCCCCCGTTTTGGAGAGCTTGGTGATAGCGGCATCAAGCACAGGGCCGCGCTCCCACAATCGGGGGCCACCCTCGCACAGCACTGCCCCAGGTAGGCGGCCAGTATGAACGGCTTTGTGCAGGCCGACGCGGCCCATGCCCAGGCGACGGCAGAGCTCGCCTGTGGTGATGTATTTGGCGTCAAAGCGCTCTTGCGCCGCTTTGTCGTGTGCGTTAACTGTTGTCACGTCCGTGTTCCTTATGCCCTCGGCCCACCGTTACCCGCTGTAGGCATTGCCCTACGCATGGCAGCGCAGTATAGCCACAGGCCGGGCTAATCATAACGGCTGTTTGCTGGTCTGTTCGAGCCTTATTCCAGCACGCAGCAGTTTGTCCAGGTTTACACGTTGCCTGACCGCCGTCTTAGCGAACTGCTGCGCTGCGTCGATTTGCACGGTAAGGTCATCAATCTGCTTTTGCAGTGCGGCCAACGACGGCACGTTTTGCACCAACCGCGTCATTTCTTCGCGGTCTGCTGCGGCCTGCTCGCGGCGCAGCCGATTCTTGCGTTCCACAGCCGTTTCGCCTGGGTGTACCGGGTGGACAAAGGGGCGGCCGACTGCGCGCCTAGGCTGGGGCTCTTGATCTGCGAAGTCGAACTGCGGCTTAACATTGGCCGCATCAAATTGGTCTAGCTGCATGGCTGGCTCCTGGTGTGCGGCAATTATGCCCGGTCGCAATTAGAGACAGTGGGGTAAGAACAAAGCACTAGCTCTATTATAAAATATTCCCCTATTGTACCCCCCCGACGGAGGCCCTGTATATAGCAATTAAGCGCATTTTTCCCAGTACGTCCTTAATGCGCATAATCCATAATTGATTTACAGTACCGGAATAATACATAAATAATAATATATACTCTATATACCCTATGGTAGCCCATTATTACCGTTATTGTTGCCCTGCCAGACCGTCCCTAATTAGTGTGCTGAATTATGCCTATTTCCGACGGCGCCGCTACTGGGCATAATGCCGTAATTGCCGCCCGCCAACGGCCAGCCCGTGGACGCCTTGCATGTGGTTACACTAGAACACATCGCATTATCAAACACCATTGCCGCACAACTGGCATATACTGCAGGCACCGCAGCAAGGCGTGACACCTACTGCGGGCAGTTGATAAGTGATAGTGGATAAATGATACGTAGAGCAGGCCCAGCCCTGCACGCTTTGCCCATGTGCGTACATACATGGGCACAGGCCTCGCCCTGGGAACGTGCATAGCATGCAATGTACGCTGTCCTAAGAGCGCGGCTGTGGTGGCCTAGCGTAGGTTCGTCCGCGCTGGGTCGCCTGGGTGCCTGCCGTTAGCCGTACAGGGCGCGGCGGGCACACCCTTACGTCCTACACCTGGGCCGCATATCGCCGTCTGTTCGCCAGTGGCGGCAGCGGCTGCATAGCCCAGGTGCGGGACACCCTTGCCGGCTGCACCAAGGACCAACCATGCCTTCAATCCTTACACCCGAACAGGCCCGTGCCTGCGCTAACGCCATGTGCGCGCTCAACCCTGTTCGCGGGCGCATCGACGCCAACCTTGACAACAAGATCCACGTCTACGAGGTAGCTAACGGGCTGGTGTTCGTTGCCAGCCTGCTGGACAGCCAGATCGAGCGCTACACCGGGCAACCGCACTTCTGTGACGCGCACGGCCTCGACATGCGACAACCTGTGGTTAAACGAGCTGCCGGCACCGTGTGACCATGTAGGTCGGTGGCTGCTCAGCCATGCCTGGGTGTGGCAGCGCGTGCAAGCCTGGGCCGACGCAGCCCCGGCAGTCCTATGTGAGCCCCGCAGCCCGTGCCCGCTATTGCGTGTGGCATGACAGGTACAGCAGCGAATTAGACGCCGCCTATCGGCCCGCGTCTAGCCGATAGAAATCTTTGCTGCGTTAGACGGGCACAGCCGTCTGTTTTGTTGGATACTAGAGGCACACCAACACAACGCAGCAGGTAAACTAAATGAATGCAATCGGCACCTTCTACACCGCACTAGTTATGCTGCAAGACCACTTTGCAGAGCTGCCCGGCAGCACTAGAGACAAGGCTGCTTTTCGCATTGACGGGCAGGTTGGCTGCGTGGTGCGAAAGAACGAAGAGGGCTTTGTGTGCGTAGCCTTGGCGTGGGAAGACCGCCCCGGCGTGTGGTTTGCCATGGGAGACATGGAAGATGCAGTGCGTAAGCCGGCCCTGTTTAAGATGGGCGTTGGCTACAGCGGCGCACGCAACGACGCTAACTGCAGCAACGCCGATGTGCTGGCATACGCACAGCACCTGTGCAAGTACGCAGCCGTTTAACACCAACAGGCCCGGCAGCGGGCCATTCCTAAGGAGCCACCATGGTAGACCAACCGGCGCAACCGCGCGCCACAGTAACCGTAGACTGCGACGCCCTTGTACAGGTGCTGAACGCCCTGAACGGGCACTCGCACGAGATCCGCGAGCTGCAGGTGACGCGCGGCCTGCACAGCCTGGGCGGGCAGTACGCCAACCCGATCGAGACGCTGCTGGCCGAGGTGCGCCCGCAGTTGGAAGCCATGAAGCAGGCAGGAGGCTGATATGCTGTACAAAGTCCAAGCCGTTCAGCGGCGCGTGGTGCCTGCGCCCGATAACCTGCCGCCCGGCACCTGGGCAAGTGATTACGCCCAGTCGCGACGCCTCAAAGACACGCCCTTCTTTACTGAAGAAGAACTGGCCCGCGCGTGGTGCCAGCACATGGCTGACCGCGAGCTGCGGTGGCACTTGTCTAGTGACGGTTGCACAGCCGCCGACAGTTCCTCGTTCTTCTACATCACCAACGTGTACAGCACAGTCAACCCCGCAGCAGGCTCGGCCGAGTTCGGTGGCTGGTACAAGGGACGCTGATATGCTGACGACAGCCATCTTGCAGCGCTGTGACATCCGCAGCCCAGGCCGCGCCGCCCAAAGCAGCGACGGGAACCTGCGCGTCTTTGCGACCGAGCAGGCCCTATTCGCAGCGCGTGGCCGGCCTGTGGTCATCCTCTGCCATAAGGAGGCCATGGTGAAGGCGTGGCAGAACAATACGCCCGGCGCTGCATGCTTTACCGTCGACTGCTGGCGCCACATGCCTGAGCACGAGAAAGACCGGACGGCGCTGGTCTTGGTGGCCGACGTAGGGCCTAACCTGCTGCAGGCAATCGGCCCGTACCTGCATGCCATGCCGCAGGAGGTCTGGCTTATCAACAATCCACTGCCTACGCCTTTCCCGGCAGAATGGGCACACCCTTACAACGCAGAGGCAGCATGACCCGAATTAACCTTGTCCCGCCCGAAGAGCTTACTGACCAGCACCTGTTCGCTGAGTTCCGTGAGATTAAGATGATCCCTAAGTCTCTGGCGCGCAGCTATGCCGCTGCGTTGCGCAACAATGACGGCAGCGAGTACAAGGCGCGCATTGCCGTGCTGGACAAGGTGCCTGCAGAGTTCTGCCTGGGCAAGGGGCATGTGAGCTTCTTCTATAACAAAGGCGTTTACTTAATCCAGCGGTATGCTCTTATCCGCCGCGAGCTAGATAAGCGCGGCGTGCGGTACAGCAAAGACAGCGCGTTCGACCCTGAGCTTATGATGTGGGAACACCCTTGGCACGGGTTCTACACACCCCGCGAAGCCGACCTGAAGCTGGTGCGTGCCCGCATAGCCGAGCGCATTGCCTTCCGGCCTGGGTGGTATCGCCGTTACGGGGTGCCAGTATGAGCGCCCGTGGCCGGGTGTCGCGGCCCTACCAAGAGCCCCACACCTTCCGCCGCTCGCGCTGGGGTGCTTGGGGTACGCGAGTAAACCTCTACCAAGCGGCCTTAGACGCCCGTAAAGCCCGCTTGCGGCGCGAGGCAAGGCTCGCCCAGCCCGGAGGCGAAGCAAAGCCCCAGGTGACGCGCGTGGTGCATGTGAAGGCCGGGCAGTGGTACAGACTGGTTGACGAGCATGGCCGTGAGTACGGCGAACGCCACCAGAAGTCACCTCACCCGCTGCAAGGGCACTTGGCGAACACCCGCTGCCGTGTGTGCCAGCCCAAGCCCCTGAGCCTGTACGACGAACTCATTCTGCAACGTAACCGCCTGCACCGGCAGGCCAAGAGGCAACCATGACAAAGATACTGACCCGCGCTGAGGCGCTGCATTGCCTAGACATTGCTGCCCTGAACGGCGCGTCGCCTGCCGCACCTGTGTGCGTGGTGGAAGTGCGCTTCTTGCGCACGGACAACACCATTGCTACGGTAAAAGAACACATCGCACCGGGGATTAGCGTATTGCACAAAGAGGACACGCATCACCCTGTGCAAGAGCGCTATCTCGACTGGGAAGACTTCGCCCAGGCATACGGCCTCACGTCGGGCCACAATACGTCCACACCAACTTAGGAGGCGCTATGCCACATGATTTCGACGAGATGCGTCGGCAGGCAGCGGGCGAAGACATCGACTACAGCGCAACCGCGCATAAGGCGCAGGGCTGCACCTGGGAAGAGCTCTTGCAGTCAGCCAACCCGCCCAAGGTGCAGCCGGGTGGCAGTCTGCATGCTCAGGTTGTAATGACGCCGCACATTGCGACCTACCCGCTGCACGAAGAACAAATCGCACTTATGAAGTCGGGCCGCTTTGCACCGCGCCAGTTGGGCGGCCTGCCCAGCGGCACAACCACAGGCCGCACACCGTCTGCCCATACGCCACCCATGCACCAACTGCCCAGTGATAGCCCTGGGGTGGCCTCTGTACGCGCTGCCATGCACTCGCAGCGCCTGGGCCGCGCGTGGGATGACCACATCGCCACAGCCATGGCCCGGCTGACTGCTGTGCATGCCGACAAGTACATGCTGGAGCGCAACCCGGACGGTTCGTACTGCCTTGCTGTCGACGCGCCGTCTAGCTCGCATGGCTGGGCCACGGTACGCGACTACATGACGCGCGAGCAGACGGTCACTTTGATACTGGCGCTGTTGTAAACCAAGGAGCAAGAAGATGGACTTTGACAAAGCAGCACAGGGCTTCGCCCTGATCGTGGTGTGCGTGGCGTTCTACGCACTGGGCTACATGCGGGCCAATGCGCGGCGCGACGAACGGCCCATGGTGGAATGCCCGGCTTGTGGTCAAACGCAATTGTCACAGCGGACGTGTAGCTGCAAGGTGTGCAGCGCCTTGTTCGACGAAGACTGGCAGGCCGAAGAACATGCTACAAAGCGGCCTTACATCAACCGCAGACAACGCAGGAGATCCTTATGAACTCGTCTAACTTTGGCGGCATCGATCTGTTCCAGTTCGCCATCTACATTGCCTTCTATTTGCTGGGCCACTGGCGCGGGCGCAAGACTGAACGGGCTTGCCACGCACCGCCACCGTCGGGCAACAACGGCGACGTAACCGGCGTGCCACCGCAACAGCTTGGGAGCTGGTTTGCGACGCATGCCCCGCAGCCACGTCTATCATACTGCCGCGATTACGCAACGGGGTTGTATGGTTGGGCCGGCTACGGCAAGAGCGGCGACGGGCACGCCACCCTCGCCGCCGCAGCCATTCACGCACACGCAACCACAGGAATGAAATCATGAAAGAAACACGAGCGCATGCAGTGCGCGTACTGCACCTCACCATCGGCGACAAAGCAGTCGGCCTGTTCAAGGTCATGGGCGAATGGAATGGCCTGCTGGACGTACAGCACGTCAACAACAGCAATCTGCAGGGCATCATTGTGGACCCGTTCCCGAACGGTGTTGCCGCCGACGTGGAAAAGATGCTGAAGCTATTTGCCGGCAAGGTAGAGGAGGACCCAGGGCAGGTAATCAAGCGGATCAAGCTGTCCCCGGCACTGCTCGACAAGGTGCTGCCCGACAAGCCCGGCCCTACGCCCGACGCTGGCCCGTGGCCCTGGGTGGTGCATACCGCATGGCCCTACGCCTACCACAACCCGGCACCGCCCGCGACGCCAAAGGTCTGCACCGAATGCGGTGGCCCGGGACACTGGCCGCTGCCCTGTTTGCAGTGGTCGACCCTGCCGGCAGACGTGTTAGCGGAGCTGCGCGACATACGTGAGATTGACGTGCAGATGGAGTTCCGCAACAGCGCACGCGGCACCATGGTTGACCGTGAGCCGGTGGGCGTGCATGTTCGCCATGTACCAACAGACAGCGAGGCTGCGCACTGGGGCGACAGCACCCGATACGCGAACTGGGTGGCGGCCTTGAAGCTGTTGCGCAAGAGTGTTGATGCTGCGCGCATGGCGAACGATGCTGCGCACAGCATGGGCGGCGACCGCAACGCCGATTGACATCAAGGTTAACGCTCGTATCCCACCGCTGTAAAATTGGCCCAGGAGGACCAACCTGTGCCAGATTTCCAGACAGACGACCAACGCGGTGCCCACGAATTCTTCCAGGAGTTCATGGCACTGCCAACCGATAGCCGCCCGCAGGCTGTCATCAAGGGTAATGCAGGCGTTGGCAAGACGTGGACGGTGGGCCACTGCATCGACCTGTACCTGCAAGAGAAGCCGAATGCCCGTGTGGTAATGGCAGCACCCACAAACAAGGCTGTGGACGTGCTGCGCGGCAAGGTGCGCACCCCAGGCGTGCGCTTCTGCACCATCGACAGCTTCCTGGGCTACCGCATCAAGCGCAACGACGACTGGAAGGTTGAGCGCACCAAGGCAAGCAAGAGCCCCAACAAGAGCGCTGACGAGCCCGACCTGCTGGTGGTTGATGAAGGCTCCATGGTGAAGAAAGACTACGTGGAAGAGCTGGGCTGGACCGCCAAGCGCGTACTCTACTCCATGGACCCGGCGCAGTTGCAGCCCATCAACGAAGACGTGTGCGCAGCCGCCAGCATCGAGCGCGCGTACACCATGACCGAGACGGTACGGTTCGCCATGGACAGCCCGGTCAACCGGCTGGCCTACCTGTTCCGCGACCGCGTCAACGACCGGGGCTTCTTTACCCTGCCCGACATACGGCAGGCTGTAGAAGGCATGGACAACCGCGTCACCTTCACCAACATGCGCAAGGTGCCTGAGTGGGCTATGGCCGCCGTGCGCAAGGGCCTGGACTGCCGCATACTGGCCTTCACGAACGCTGCAGTGTGGCAACACAACCAGACAATGCACAACCTGTGCTTCCCTAACGACAGCCTGTTCGGTGTTGGCGAGAAGGCGCTGGTGGCAGACACGTTTGAGATGCCTAATGAAGAGATGCTGCTAAACGGCGACATTGTAGAGGTGGTGGACTGCCAAGAGGCCGAACCAATCTGCGGCGTGCGCTGCTACGACGTCACGTTCAAGTACACCAGCGCAGCAACGGTGAAGAACGCCGACGGCGAGTGGGACGATACCGAGGGCCTGCGTACCGTCAAGGTAGCGCTGTCAGAGTCTGAAGCGGTGCAGGTTCACAAGGACATCACCAACCGCATCTATGCTGCCCGTGACGCGGGTGACATCCACACCTACCAGACATTGCTGGAGCAGCGCCGCCCGCTGAACAAGCTGGCCCCGCTGCGCCACAGCTACAGCACCACCATCCACAAGTCGCAGGGCAGCACGTACGACGTCGGCTTTGTGGACTTTGCAGACGTGTACAAGGCCCGCGACATGCGCGCACGTTTGTTTTACGTCGGCGCCACACGCACCAGCAATTGGCTTACATTCGGTGTCCAGTCTTAACCACAAGGAGCTTCACTATGCTTGCATCAACCACACCTGACGCGCGCCTGCGCCAAGTGCTCACCGTTATTCAGAACTATCTGCCACCCGATGGCGGTACGGCCGATGAGGCACTCAACAAGATCATTGAACTGGTTGACCCGTGGCCCGCCTTCCCCAGCGACCCCAGCACCTACCAAGACCGAGCGACCGCTTGGTGCAAGGAGTGCGTCGGCGAAGACGCCTACCTGATTAAGGTGCGCTGCCACCGCTTCTTGGAAGAGGCGCTGGAGCTGGTGCAAGCCCTGGGCAGTAGCAAGGCCGCAGCGCATCGGTTGGTGGAGTACGTGTACAGCCGGCCAGCCGGCGAGGTGGAGCAAGAGATTGGCGGCACTGTGACAACGCTGGCCGTGCTGTGCAGTGCTGCGGGCTGTGACATGCTGCAGGCGGGCGAGAAAGAATACAAGCGCGTCAACACGCCCGAAATGATTGCCAAGATCCGCGCCAAGCACAACAGCAAGCCGGACATGGATGACAACCCGCTACCGGTGGCCGTTGGCAACATCGAGCCGAACAACGACGAAGTTATCTGCCCCAACTGCACCACCCAGTTCAGGGCCATACCCGTCAACGTGCAGGCCATGCTGATAGAGTCGGACTACGAACCGCCCTTCACGTCTACACCGCCGCGCCTGTACCCCGTGTCTGTGCTGCGCGAGGCGCTGGCGCGCAGCAAGCTGGTGCCGCTGCCGTACCGCAACGAGATCGCGTCCGAGTTTGAACACTTGTGGCACATGCACAAGGCCCGCTTGCCGGCAAACGACGTCAAGAGTTACCTCAGGTACGTGGCGCAGCGTGAAGCCCTGTCCTGCGCCGGCCTGTACAGCTACGCGCCGACGTCACTGGAAGAGGCCGTCAACTTTGAACCGCACGAGTGGGTCCTCAACGCCATGGCAACCGCTGTGCATGAGCTGGGCCGGGTGCCGCAATGAGCAACGAGCCGACCAAGAAGGTGATGACGCTGGAGGCGGCCTTGCACAGGAATCTTGTGGCTATACGCCTCAGCAAGTCGCTGCAGGGTCGCGTCATGGAAGCGTTCCGCGCCGCACGCACAGAGATCGCAATCCATCGCGGCCACCCCGTGCCCGTCCGAGTAATGCCCAAGGTGAAACATGAACCTCCAAAAGAGCCACAAGAAGGCCGCTGACGCGCTGCTGGCGGCCTACCCCGCCAGCAAGTGGGGCGACGCTGCCCAGGACGCTATGGGGCGCCTTGCCGAGGCCCTCAGCTACGACGTCGCCCGGCACATGGCCGAAATGTTCCTGGGGCGCCCGCTGCCGCGTGGTGTGCTGCGCTGGCCGACGTGCTGGGACGGGCGCACGTTGGAAATAGCAGTGGATGACGTAACCGCTATGACCATGGCTGCAGCCGTAGAAGAGGGCGAGGCGGTTAGCATGGAGCGCTGGGGCTACGCCGGGCTGTGGACGTTGTCTGACACCCGCAAACTGCTGATGACACCACGCGCGTACATCCTTACCTACCGCAGGCAGTAACCATGACAAAGATGTACGGCACCGGCATTAAGACGCGCCGTACTGGCCTGTCTGCCTACACCATGACCATGCGCATGCAGCGCGTGCGTGAGCTGCTACTAGACATGACATACGGCGCAACGGTTGCTGAGATAGCGGCCATGCACGACGAAAAGACGCGCCGCGTTGAAAGCGTGCTGCACCGTATGTCTGACGCATACATCGACCATTGGCAGCCAACGCCAGAAAACACCTGGGAGGCCGTCTGGTGCTTGGCAGTAACGCCAGCCCACTGCCCCAGGCCACCGCAACCACCAAACAGGACACATTCTAAATGACAGTTATTGCATGGGACGGCACCACGCTTGCCACCGACAGCCGCGCCACATACGGCAACCAGAACACCACTGTTGCTAAGATCTGGACGGTTGGCAACTACGCTATCGCCGGCTGCGGCACAAACCCGGCATATGACGAACTCGTGCATTGGGCAAAGATGAAGTGCGCGAAAACGCCCGTGGACTTCCCGGCAAGCGCGAAGGACAGCGGCGCTGCTGTGGTCATAGCAGACATGCAAAGCAAGGAGCTTACGCGCTACGATTCGTCCGAACACGGCACCCTTATCTTAGACCCGCTGCACGCTGCTGGCACGGGCGGTGACGTAGCCCTGGGCGCCATGGCAAGCGGCGCCAGCGCGCAGACAGCCGTTCGCATAGCTGCCCGCTTCAACTGCGCCTGCGGCCTGCCGGTGCAGTACGTGGCCTGCACCGGGGCCACCGGCAAAACGCTCAAAGTGTTGCAAGACATCTAACTCCACAAGCTCGTTTGCAAGCTCCACAATAGAGCCACCAAACGAGCTAAAGGAGCAGTAAATGAGCCAAGAGAAGTTGATTGACAGGGTGCGCAAGCTGTTGCGCTTGGCAGAGAACGAGGCGGCCAGTCAGGGCGAGCGCGACAATGCGTTCCGCATGGCAAACAACATCCTCATCAAGCACAACCTTGCCATGTCAGAGGTCAAGGATGTGGGCCAGCAAGAAGCCCGCGTGAACGAAGATGCCGAGCTGTGCATCTACCCTTGGGCGCGCGACGTGTCCAACATTGTGGCCCGCGCCTTTATGTGCAAGTTCCTCTTCCAGCGCAAGGGCTTCGGCACCACCGGCACGCACACCTTCATCGGCCGCGCAGGCAACGCGGTCACAGCGGCTGAGATGTCCCGCTTCTTGATTGCCAACATCCAGACCGAGCAGCGCAAGCTCTACGGCGGCATCACCGTACCTCAGGCCCGCGACTTCGCGCTGGGCGTGGTTGCTGCGCTGACGCAGAAGGCTGCAGCAGTGCGACGTGAGGCAGAGGTGGCCGAAGCCAAAGAGGCCCAGGCCGCCACCGAGCGCGCAGCGGCCAACGCAGCAGCCGGCGTTATCGCCCTGGGCGGCCCCGCCATGTCTACCTCTACCGCGCTCACCATTGCGACGCTGTACACGCAAGAAGAGCAGGCCAACAAAGACTTCATGTACGAGCTTTACCCCAGCATCAAACACGTGAAGGACAAGCAGCACGATATCAAGAGCCGCAGCGCCGCAAGCGTCGGCTTTGCGCACGGCCAGAAGTTGAGCTTGAACGCCCAACTGACCGGCGCAAAGCGCGCCCCTACCTCCGCCCTCAAACTCAAGTAACCACATCATGCACCAAGAACACACCAGCAACCTGGAAGCGTTGCACACCGCCCAAAACCCGCAGAACGTCTGGGCCGCCTTTTGGAGCTGGTTCACGGGGCGCAAGCCGCCCGCACCCAGCGCGTTGACGCTGGCTCACGTGGACCTGGACAACTGCCGGGCCAACGCCCTGCAGCACGCCCGTGACGCCGAGTACCACACGGCGATGAGCCGCATGCTGAAGGACCGCGAGAAGCGGCTGGTGGCAGAGATCGAACGCATGGCTATCGACTGGCCGAAAGAAGACACGGTTGCGCCCGGCAACGTGCGTAACTTCAAGCCGGCCGAACATTACCGGCTGTCTTAACATACGGCCACAACCAAGGAGAACCCTGTGCCAATTAACATCGGCCTCGACTACGACGGCACCTTCACAGCCGACCCGAACCTGTGGCTGCGCTTCATTCTCGACGCCCAGGCGGCAGGGCATGAGGTGCATGTGGTCACCATGCGCTACCCCAGCGAGACGGCCAACGCCGATCCCGAGGCCAAAAATTACTTTGACCCGCGTCTGCGCGCCCTGGGTTGCCGTGTGCATGCCACCAGCCGGGGCGCCAAGAAGCCTTACATGCTGCAGCATGGTATCAATATCCACGTCTGGATCGACGACAACCCCAAGGCCGTAGACCTGGACGCGACAGTGCTGTGGCCCGACCAGGACATCGCGCCCGAAGGTCACCCCGTGGTGCCCGTTCATGGCTGACGCACTGCGCACCTACCGGGCGGGGCCGGTAGAGGAGTACAACTACCCGGAGGCCGGCGACCCGCGCCCCGGCAGTAATGAGCAAGTGTCTATCCTTACCGAAGGTGGCATCTGCATTCGTGGCACCTGGAAGGACGATGCGGGCTTCCTGGGCTGGGCCAATTTTCCACCGCGCAACAAAGAGAAAGAAGAGCTGATTTATGAGCAACGACGTAACCGCGCCAGTGCGTAAGCAGTACAGCCATTATCACAAGCGCGTGCCCACTGGTGTCACGCACATCGACGTCTACCGTGTGCTGCAGATGTGGGACGTGCGCGACCCCTGCCTGCAGCACGCCCTGAAGAAGTTGCTGGTGGCCGGTGGTCGCGGCAGCAAGGGCGTAGAAAAAGACGTGGCCGAAGCGATTGCGTCGCTGCAGCGCTGGCAAGAGATGCACGAGGAGGACCAAGCCCCCGGCCCCGCCACGCCTGCGGCCCCGCCAGCGCCCTGGGCACCAGCGCCAGCACCCCAGGCCCCAACCCGGCCCGTCAACAGCGGCCTGCCGCCCCCTGCGTTGCCCGGTGGCCTGCCAGCGGCACCCCAGCCCCCTGCGCCCCCACCACTGCCCCACGGCGCAAGCGGGTATTGATATGCCAGTTGTCTCCATCACAGACGACGAGCTGGAGGCCTTTAAAGGCCACTGCGCCGCCCAGGGCTGGGTGGAGGCACCCAAGGCAGTGGACACCCTCTACAAGGCCAGCAAGCCGGGCGTAAAGGACCACCTTCTGATCGCCCGGCACCCGTGGTCCAACGGCAGCAAAGGCATCCGCAACTTCAACAACGTTGCCAAAGCCGCCTTCGACCGCTACCGTGTACTGCAGCAACGCGGGAAGGTGCCGACATGAGCAAGGTGGTGCCCTTTGGGCGCAAGCCCGAGACGCCGGATAACCACATGGTGCGCGACTGCCTGTGCGTGGCTTGTGGTCATGCGTGGACAGGCGTAATGCCGTTTCACACCAAGGGCCAGTCTACCGGCCCTGAAGACTGCGCGCTGGAGTGCCCGAGCTGCGGCGCCCTGCGCGGTGTCTACAAAAAGAACATACAGCACGAGACAGGCATGCAGTGGACCTGCGTGTCGTGCCAAGGCTTCTTGTTCACCATCTCTCTGCGGCCCGACAGTACGGCACCCGTGCTCATGTGCGCGGGCTGCGCCAACGAAGCTTCAGCAATGGATATGTTCCCATGAATATCGCCGACCAACTCAAGGGCACCGGCCCTTACACACTGCCCTGCGAATACGCAGCAGAGGCGCACTTCGCTGCAGTGCTGCAGGGTGACGGCAGCATGGGGCCGCCCAAGCTCCGCGGTCTCGTCATTGAATGGCACCAGCGCGGCGAGCGCGTGGTAGAGCAGTCCACGCAGATCCTCAACCTGCAGCGCCGCCTCCGCGAGCTGGAGAATGAGATGGGCGTGCTGCGCGCAGCCAATCGGCGCATGGCAAAGGCTGACGGCAATGGCAACGATTAAGCCCGGCTTTAACATCGACGAGCACTGCGACAAGCTGGCCTCGTCGGGCACCGAGCACGCGCACCAACGGGCCTTCTTCCAGTGGCTGCACTGGGCTGACAACGGCCTGCCGCCGCTGATGGGCAAGCTGGCTTTCGCCGTGCCCAACGGAGGCAAACGCGACAAGATAACAGCGGCCCGCCTGTCGGTAGAGGGCGTTAAGTCGGGCGTGCCTGATGTGGTCATACCCTACCCGGTGCCGCACCCATTGCCGGGCGGTAACAGCTTCTGGCGTCACGGCCTGTACGTGGAGCTCAAGGTAGACACCAACACAACCAGCGAGACACAAGACATCTGGTTGGAGGCCCTCGACAGTTTGGGCTACAGTGTGGCTGTCTGCTGGGGCTGGCGTGCAGCCCGGCAGGCTGTCTTAGACTACATAGGAGGGCGTGATGTCCAAAGGAAATATCGGTGACGGTGTACGCGCTTTGTTCGGGCTGATGGGCAAGACGCAAGACAACCAAGCAAAGCGCGAAGCGCTGTCCATGCAACTGTCTGCGCAACTGCAATTGCACGTTGCCCGCATCATGAACGGCTGCACGGGCGTAGAAGAGTCAGACATGCGGCGCAACATGCACGAGACGTTGGACCAACTGCTGGACAACGTGTGCGAAATGGGCGGTATCAAGAAGCAGGTTGACGAACACAACCCCGCTGACTTCCGCCCGCCAAGTGCCTAAGACTTCACGTCTGTAGCGCAGCACTTCACACCCGCTATTATCCGGGCACCGGCTTCGGCATGTGCCCGGCGCGGTTGTGAAGAGCACCTATGAACCAACGAGATGACGACGTCCCCTGGACATGGGCAGCAATGGAGCCCGAGCCGGTAGGTCAAGAACGCGAAGTCCTTGACCGCTTTTGTGCCGAGTACATGATTGACGGCGACTACGTTGCCGCAGCGTTCCGCGTTGGCTTCCAAGACGGCTTTGCCCAGCAATACGGCAAACAGTTCCTCAACCGCTCGTATGTCCAGCGCCGCCTGCGCGCAATGAAGGACACCAAGCCGGTAAGCGCCAAAGATACAGACGAGTACATGAAGCAGGCCGTGGCCCGGCGCATGTACGAGATCGCAATGGACCCCCTCAGCAAGCGCAGCGACGCTGTAAGGGCCGCGCAGCGCCTCGCCACCCTGCATGCCTGGGACCAGCCCGCGCAGCGCGCTACGGTGGGCGCAGGGCACGCCAGCGGGGTGATTGTGGTGCCTGTGGGTTCGCTGGACGAGTGGGAGGCCGCCGCCACCGCATCGCAAAACAAACTTATCGAAGACTCAAGGGTTGACTGATGCACGAACTTGCTGACGGACGGCGGGTGGTGTGGTCAGCCCTCAAGGGGTCCCAGGAGCTGGCCCTTTGGTGCCCGGCGCACATTATCCTTTACGACGGTACACGCGGCCCCGGCAAAACGGACGTGCAGCTCATGCGCTTCCGCAGCCGCGTTGGCCTGGGCTACGGCAAGTTCTGGCGCGGGGTCATCTTTGACCGCGAGTACAAGAACCTGGACGACTTGCTGGCTAAGTCCATGCGCTGGTTCCCCGAGTTCAAAGACGGCGCCAAGTTCTTGGCAAGCAAGTCGGATTATCGGTGGGTGTGGCCTACAGGTGAGGAGCTGATGTTCCGGGCCGTAAAGCGCCCCGTCGATTACTGGGCATACCACGGCCAGGAGTTCCCCTTCCTGGGCTGGAACGAGCTTACCAAGTACCCCAACGACGATCTGTTCAACTCCATGATGTCGTGCAACCGGAGCAGCTACCGGCCCGCCGACTACCCCGTCACCATCGACGGCGACCTGTACGCCAAGACCGGCATCATCCAGATTGTGCAGGGCGGAGATCACTTTGAGCTGCCGCCCATACCGCTGGAGTGCTTCGCCACGACCAACCCTTACGGGGTTGGGCACAACTGGGTTAAGAAGCGCTTCATCAATGCGGCCCCGCCCGGCAAGGTGGTTCGGCGTAGCGTCAACGTGTTCAACCCACAGACGCAGCGGCGAGAGGATGTGGTTAAGACCCAGGTGCGGCTATTCGGCAGCTACCGAGAGAACAAGTACCTGACGCCCGAGTACATTGCCGAGCTGGAAACCATCACCGACAAGAACAAACGCAAGGCGTGGCTCGGTGGTAGCTGGGACGTGGTGGCCGGTGGCATGTTCGACAGCCACTGGGACACGGTTTACCACAGCATCGACCCTTTCATTGTCCCGTCGCACTGGACCATCCAACGGTCCTTTGACTGGGGCAGCAGCAAGCCCTTTAGCGTCGGCTGGTGGGCGAAGTCAGACGGCAGTGACGTGCAGCGTAAGGATGGCACATGGATGAGCACAGTGCGCGGCGACCTGTTTCGGATTGCAGAATGGTATGGCACCACCGGCAAGCCGAACGAGGGCCTGCGCATGCTGGCAACCGAGATCACGCAGGGCATCGTCGAGCGTGAGCTTAAGTGGGGGCTGTATGGCCGCGTAGCGCCTGGGCCGGCCGACAATAGCATCTGGGACGTTGTCAACGGCAACAGCATCGCCGTTGACATGGCAAAGCCTGTGCGCGTTGACGGCAAGGTGTACCCCGGCATACAGTGGACGCGCAGCGACAAGAGCCCCGGCAGTCGCAAGGCCGGTTGGCGCCGCTGCAGCGAGTACCTGAAAGACGCGCTGCCCAACTTTGTGCGCATGAAGAACGGGGCCATGGTGCGCATCCCGCGCGAGCGCCCAGGCATGTACATCTTCAACACATGCACCCACTTTTTGGATCTGTTTCCAACGCTGCCACGCGACGAAGATGACCCGGACGACGTTGACACTGACGCCGAAGACCACATTGGTGATGAAACCCGTTACCAAGTATTATCGCAAACCACCGGCCCGCGCCACGGTCGCACCAAAGGGACCTAACCTCCATGTCGTCACTCAAACAAGTCCATCCCGATTACATGGCAATGAAGCCCCTTTGGGAGCTCATGGGCGACGCCTATGCAGGCGAGACCGCCATCAAGAAGAAGCGCACGGTGTACCTACCTGCAGCGCCGAGCATGGTGCTGGACGGCATGGCGCCGGGCGAGCTGGGCGCCGCCACGTATGACGTCTACCTGTCCCGCGCCGTGTTCCCGGAAAGCACAGGCGAAGCCGTGGAGCGTTACCTGGGCCTGCTGCACGACAAGCCGGCGACCGTGGAGCTGCCAACGGCGATGGAGTACCTGCTGGAGCGCGCCACGCCCCAGGGCGAGGGCTTGCTGGCCCTGCTGCGCCGCATCAATGAAACGCAACTGATTGACGGTCGCTTGGGCCTGTTGCTGGACGTCACCACCGACAAAGCAAGCGCCCCCGTCTTGCGTATCGCCATGTATGGCGCGCTTGCTGTCATCAACTGGGACACCAGCGAAGACGGTGAGGGTACTGACAAGGTTGAATTGGTGGTGCTGGACGAGAGCTGCCCCGTGCGTGAGGGCTTCGCGTGGCAACCGCACGACCGCTACCGTGTACTGCGGTTGGAGGGCGGGCAGTACGTGCAAGCGCTATTCGACCTCACCAACAGCCAAGATTACAACGATGCCGCGCTGCTGCCGCCCCTGCTGCGCGGCGCGCCCTGCAAAGAGGTGCCGTTCGTGTTTGTCAACAGCAAGGACATCCTTGCCAAGCCAGACAAGCCACCACTTGCGGCACTGGCCCGCCAGTGCCTTACCACCTACCGGGGCGAGGCCGACTACCGGCAAAACCTATTCATGCAGGGCCAAGACACGCTCGTCATTATCGGCGCCAAGGCAGCACCGCTGACCGGCGTTGGTATGGCGGTGGCGCAACCTTCTGAAACCCGTGTGGGTGCTGGGGCTACGCTGGAGCTGGACCAGGAGGGTGACGCCAAGTACATTGGCGTCAATTCTGATGGCCTGTCCGAGCAGCGCGAAAGTGTGGTCAACGACCGCCGCCAGTGCGACACCATGGCCGGCACGCTGATGAGCCCGACGGCGGGCAAGCAGGAGAGCGGCGATGCCATGGCGACGCGCGTGGGCGCGCAGACAGCCAGTCTGACCCAGGTGGCAAAGACCGGCGCTCTAGCGCTGCAAACCATCTTGCGTTCTGCAGCCGTGTGGATGGGCCTGGACCCAAGCACCGTGACCGTGACGCCGAACTTAGAGTTCGCCCCCAACCCAATGACGACCACCAGCGTGAAAGACCTGACCGCTGCGAAGGCACTGGGCGCACCAATCTCCAACGAAAGCATCCACGCTAACCTCGTGCGCGGCGGCTTCACGCAACTCAGCTTCGACGACGAAATGAAGCGGATTGGCGAAGAAGAGCCGCTGAACATCCCGCCTGTGCCACCAGAAGACAAACCAGCACCAACCAATGCCAACAAGTAACGAGGAGCTGCGTGACGCAGTCCTACGCCATCAGATCTACCTGCTGCGCTACAGCGGTTCGGTCCGCAACCGGATCCTAGCGCTGCTGGATGCGACTGAGGACAGCTTGGCCGAGAAGATTATGGGCCGCCTGGGCACCACACGAGGCCTGGACGGGCCTGCAGACGTGCAGCGTATGCGGAGCCTGCTGGCGGCCCTGGAAAGCATTCGCACGTCGGCCTGGGACAAGGCATGGGACGTGATGTATAACGAGATGGTAAACCTTGCCTACCAAGAGCCCGTGACCTTGGGCGCCATGGTCGGCACCGTTGCGCCGGTCGTGGTGACCACAGTGCTCCCGGCCCAGCGCATGCTCCGCGCCATTGTGGTAGACCAACCATTCGAAGGCCGTGTGCTCAAAGACTGGGCGCGCGGCATGCAGGCAGACGACCTGCGCCGCATCCACCGCGAGGTACAGATGGGCATGGTTGCCGGCGAAAGCAGTGCAGACATAGCCCGGCGTGTGGTTGGCACCAAGCTGATGAAGGGCGCCGACGGCACCACCCAGGCCACACGCCAGCAGGTGGAGTCTGTCACTCGCACCGCCGTGCAGCACGTTGCCAACAGCAGCCGCGACGCCTTTATGCGCGACAATGCAGACCTGTTCACGCAAGAGCGCTTTACCGCCACACTGGACAGCCGCACAACGCCCGTGTGCAGGGCCTGCGACGGCAAGCTGTACCCCATTGGCACAGGCCCACGGCCCCCGCTGCACTTTGGGTGCCGTAGCTGCCGCATAGCGGTGCTGGACGGGGTGCTGCTGGGCCAGCGGCCCGCCAAGCCAACCACGGAGAAGATCCTGGTGGGCGAGTATGCTGCGCTCAACAAGCTGGGGCCGCTGAAGAGCCGCGACGACCTGCCCAGGGGCACCAAGGGCGCCTATGACGAGTGGGCGCGCAAGCGGATGCGCCAGTTGGTGGGGCCGGTGCCTGCGGAAGAGACCTACCAGACGTGGATGAAGAAACAGAGCAACGAGTTCCAGGCCGAGGTGCTGGGCGTTGCCAAGGCAAAGCTATTCCGCGAGGGCGGGCTGACGCTGGACAAGTTTGTCAACAGGGCTGGGGACGAGCTGACGCTGCCCGAGCTCGCTAAGAAGCATGCGCAAGCATTTCGCGCGGCTGGGTTGGACCCGGCTGCATTCTGACCTTGTGGTCAACAATCGTCGCAATGTGCGGCACAGGAGAGAAGCATGAAGCTGAAAGCGGTATACGACAAGCAAGAAGACATCCCCGAAGGCTTTGCCGCGCTGTACACACAGCGCGGTGACAAGTGGGAGCTGACGGAGATTGAAGGCGTGCGCACGCAAGGCGACGTCGACCGTCTGCAAACGTCGCTCACCGCCGAGCGCAACGACCACAAGCAAACCAAGAAGCGCTTCGAGCTGCTGGGCGACCGCAAAATCGAAGACATCTTGGCCGAGCTGGACAAGATCCCCGAGCTGGAAGCGCGTGCCGGGCAGGTCGACGACAAGAAGATCGACCAGATCGTTGAAAGCCGCGTGCGCACCAAGGTAGCGCCCATTGAGCGCGAGCTCACCACCGCCAAGGCACGGCTGACCGAGCTGGAGACGGAGAACACCGGCTTCAAGACCGAGCGCACGCAGCGCACCATCGCCGACAACGTGCGCGACGTCATTGGCAAACAGCAGGGCTTCCAGTCCAGCGCCATCGACGACGCCATCATGTACGGCGAGCGCCACCTGGAGGTGAATGCCGAGGGCCGTGTGGTCACGCGCGACGGTGTTGGTGTTACCCCAGGCGTGGACGCCGCTGTGTGGCTGTCCGAAATGCAGAACAAGAAGGCGCACTGGTGGGGCACCACTCAAGGCGCTGGCGCACGCGGCAGCAATGGCGGCAATAACGGAGGCGCCAACCCATTCAGCCACGAAGGTTGGAACATGACCGAGCAAGGCAAAATCCTGACCGAGAACGCCGACCGTGCGCACCAACTGGCACGCAGCGCGGGCACCACCGTCGGCGGCGGGCGCCCAGCACCCAAAAAGTAAGTTCATCAGCCCCTGAACAACTCAGGGGCGGTGCTACATTTTGTTCACGCGGCATGTGCCGCCACCCGTAAGCGAACCCTGGACCATGTGGTCGCGTTCGAGAAATTGAACCCATCCACATCTTCTAGGAGCCCGTCATGGCCAGTGGTGTAACCCGCCTTTCGGACGTCATCGTCCCGGCAATCTTCTCCCCCTACGTCCAGCAACTGACCCGCGAGAAAAGCCGCATCGTTCAGTCCGGTGCGCTGGTGTGGGACTCCGTGCTGTCCGCGATGCTCATGGGCGGCGGCACCACCTTCAACGAGCCTTCGTTCAAGGACCTGGACAACGACACGGAAAACGTCAGCAGCGACGATCCTACCGTGTTCAGCACGCCCAACAAGATCCAAACGCTGCAAGAAATCCAGGTGCGTCTGTCGCGCAACAACTCCTGGAGCTCCATGGATCTGGCCGGTGACTTGATCGGTGCCGACCCCATGAACGCCATTGCCAACCGCGTCGCCGCGTACTGGACCCGTCGTCTGCAGAAGGCGTTCGTCGCCACCGTGCAGGGCGTGTTCGCCGACAACGCTGCTGCGCCTACGGGTGGTGACACCCATGTGCAGAACGACATGACGTTTGACGTGTCGGGCGGCTCGTTCACCAACGGCGTCACCAACTTCAACGCCAGCGCGTTCCTGGACGCGGCTGTGACCATGGGCGATGACATGGACGAGCTGCGCCTCTGCGTCATGCACTCCATCGTCTACAACCGTGCGTTGAAGAACAACCTGATCGACTTCATCCCCGACAGCTCCAACCCGGCCAGCCGTGGCATCCCCCAGTTCCTGGGCCGCGATGTGGTGGTGGACGACGGTATGCCCAACACGGGCGGCGTGTTCGAGACGTGGCTGTTCGGCGGCGGTTCGTTCCGCGGCGGTCAGGGCACCCCCAAGGTGCCAACCGAGATGGAACGCAAGCCTGACGCCGGCAACGGTGGCGGCCAGGAAATCCTGTACGACCGCCACGAGTGGATCATCCACCCCGTGGGCCATGCGTACATCGGCACCTCGCCTGCCGGTGGCCCGTCCAACGCCAACACGACCAACAACCTCGCGAACGCGGGTAGCTGGCGCCGTGTGTTCGTGGAGCGCAAGCAGATTCGCGTTGCGCGCCTCGTGACCCGCGAGTTCTGATCAACGGCCAGTAACAACGCAAAACGCGGCTCACGGGCCGCGTTTTGCTATGGAGTAAATCATGCCCGGAAACTTGTACGCCCGTCACGAACGCTATGGCCGTTTGGACCGTATCCGCTACGCGCGCAACACGCTTGCATGGCTCAGTGCCCAGGCCACCCGCCTATCCACTACCGTTGCCGTCGTGTTTGCGCGCCTGCAGAGCGGCTCCTCCGCTGCCCAGGTTGCGGCGCTGGCCGGCACCTACCCTGCGAACACAGTGTTGCCGGCCATCACCGGCACTACCACCAGCGGCCAGACGTTGACCACAACGAACGGCACCTGGACCGGCACAGCAACCATCACCTACACCCGCGCATGGCTGCGCGACGGTGTGGTTATTGCAGCCGCCACCGGAACGACCTACGTCCTGCAGGCTGCAGACGTGGGCAAGCGTATCAGCGTGCGTGTCACGGCCACCAATGGGCTCGGGTCCATCACGGCCACAAGCGCACAAACAGCAATCATTGCTTAAAGGAGCACAACATGACCGCAGCAATTGTCGACGCACTGAAGAAGCTGGACCCTACCAACGACGCGCACTGGACCGACGACGGCCTCCCGCGCATGGACGTGATGAAAGAGCTTACGGGCAATAACTTCACCACCCGCGAAGCTGTCACCACGGCACTCCCCGGCTTCAACCGCGCCAGCGCTGGCGAGCAGACCCAGGACGGCGCCGCGCAGGCCTCTGACGCTGGCGGGGCTACCAACCCCCCAGGCGACGGCGACGAGGCTGCTGGCGGCCCCATTGCGGGCGCGGGCGACGGCATTGTGGAAGGCGACATCGGTGCGGGGCAACCCGGCACCGAACTGGAGCAACTGCAGGCCGAGCTGGACCGCACCGAGGCAGCGCTGGCAGAGCTGGACCAACGCATGGACGAACTGCGCGGCACCCAACAGCGCGGCAAGGCTTACGCTGACGGCCTGCGCGACCGCATCACCAACCTGTCGCCCAACAAGCCGACTCACGCCATCATGGGCTATCTGGAAAGCCAGAAGCAGCAGTTGGCCGAGGCCGCCGCGCGCATTGACGCGGTCAACGCCAGTGGCCTGGACCTGAAGGCACTACAAGACAGCTTGGCACCTTCCAAGCTCGACGGCGCAATGGCTAACCGCAAGCGGGGTTGACATGAACGGCGGATACATGCGGCGGCAGGACGCCCGGCGTGCGGTGTCCGCCTATGGCGCGCTCCTGGCTACCCCGGCCACGGGAGGCACCATCACGGCTCCTGCGGGGGCCGGCCTGTACGTGCGGGCCACCGCGAACCGGGCGGCGGGTAAGGTGGCGTCTGTGGGCGGTGTGGACGTTGGCGCCCCTGCCATGCAAACCGGGGACGTGCGCCTGCTGGGATACGTTCAAGCAGGCGCCACGGTTGTGCAGCAAGCTGGCATTGAGCTCTTGTTGGACGTCGGCCTGGGCTCTTACGTCAAAGTCTCGGGAGCTATCTAATGGCCTTTGTAGTAGAAGACGGCACAGGCATTCCTGGTGCCAATGCGTACATTGAAGTCGCGTTTGCCGACGGCTACTTCAGCGACCGCCTGGACACCGAGTGGACCGGCACGCCGGAGCAAAAGCAAGCGGCCATCGTCTTGGCAACGGACTACATGGAAAGCCGTTTCGGCGCTGCCTGGGTCGGTTGCCGGCTGACCGAGACCCAGGGCCTGGGCTTCCCCCGCGTGGCCCCCGCAGGCATGCCCCTGGGGCTGCAGCAGGCGTGCGCGGAGTACGCCAAGCGGGCACGGGTCAAGCCACTGGCGCCTGACCTGCCCTTGGCGGCTACAGGCACCGTAGCCATGGTGACCGAACGCACGGTAGGCCCCATCACCACCAAGTTCGCCGCGCCCACCCACGGGCCTGGAAGTGTGGTCATGCTGCTCCAACCGTACCCCACGGCCGACATGAAGTTGCGCGGGCTGGTGCGCAACACGTCTGGAAGGACCGTGCGGTGAACACCTACGCCGACGAGCTGGCTGCAGCACGCGAAGGCATCTTGGACGCTGGCCGCGAGGTCAGCACCATTGCACTCCGCAGCAACGCCACTGTGGACCAGCCGTGGAAGACCGGCAAGTCCGAACAAACCATCACAACGCAGGCCGCCGTGTTCGTGCCTGCGGCTGGCACCGGCCTGGGCACTGACTGGATCCGCGACGACCTGCTGGCCCGCGTAAGCGAAGTCTGCCTGCTGGCGTGGTACGCGGATCTGGACGACGTAACCACATTGGTTGACGGCGGCAAGAAGTACGCGGTGGAGTGGGTCCAAGCGCTGAAGCCGGGCGGCCAAACACTGCTTTACGCAATGGGGGTAAAGCGATGAACTACCAAGAGGGAACCGACGCGGTACTCGACGTTTTCTGGCAAGCCTGGAAGCCGCGAATTACCGTGTGGGATGACACCCCAGGCAGCGCGCCGGCCACTGATGAAATTTGGGCGCGTGCTACACTTCAACACGTAACGGGTCGTGCCATTTCCCTCGCCGATGCAGACGGGAAGAAGCGGTACAACCGTACAGGTTTTTTGACAGTGCAGGTCTTTGCCCCCATGGGAGATGACTCCGGAGCCGGCCTTACTGCAGTGCAACTCGTGACGAATGCGCTGCAGGCAGCTAACGACCAGAACGTCTGGTTTCGGGAAGTGACGATGAGAGAAGCGGGGCGCGACGGTGCGTTCCGCCAATACAACGTCACAGCATCATTTTCATATGACGATGTGAGGTAACACCATGGCAACCAAGCAAGACAGCAACGCAACCGGCCTTCGCATTGCCGAAGAAGAAACCATTGGCGTTCTGCCAGTGTCCCCGGTCTGGATCCAACGCGAGCCCAACAGCTACGACGGCGACTTCGGCGCGCAGATCACGACTGTGGCCCGCATGCCCATCAACCAGTCGCGCCAACGCCGCAAGGGCACCATCACGGGCCTGGACAGCGCTGCCGGTTGGAGCGAAGACTTGACTGCCACCAACATGACGTCGCTCATGCAAGGCTTCTTCTTCGCCGACGCCCGCCAGCGCCCCAGCACCAAGCCATTCAACGGCACCCAGGTCGCCATCACCGGCGTGACCGCTGCGGACGACGAGTACGCTGCCGCTTCCGGCCTGGGCGTGTTCGCACTCAATCAGCTGGTGCTGGCCTCCGGCTTCGGCCAGTCAGCTAACAACGGCCTCGCCACAGTGCTTGCGGCAGACGCGGTGTCGGTGGGCGTCAACAAGGCGCTCGCCAACGAAGCCTCGCCCCCTGCCGCTGCCCGCCTGGACTGTGTTGGCCTGCAGTTTGCCAGCGCCGACGCTTCTATCAGCCTCAACGGCTCTCTGGTGCGCCTGGAAAGCGCTGCCCTGGATATGACCACGCTGGGCCTGATCCCTGCGCAGTGGGTCTACCTGGGCGGCGATGCGGGCACCACCACCTTCGCCAATAACACCGGCTGGGCGCGCATTGGTGCCATCACCGCCGACTACCTGGAGTTCGACAAGGTGTCGTGGACGCCCCAGGTCGAAGCCGGCACCGGCAAGACGATCCACCTGTACACCGGCACTGTGGTCAAGAACGAGTCGGACCCCGCCCTGATCAAGCGCCGCACGTACCAACTGGAACGCACCCTGGGCCGCGATGCCGTGGGCGTGCAAAGCCAGTACATCCCCGGCGCTGTGCCTAACCAGCTCACCATCAACATCCCGCAAGAAGACAAGGTCACGTTCGACCTCACCTTCGTGGCGCTGGACGACGAAAAGCGCACCGGCACCCAGGGGCTGAAGACCGGCACGCGGCCTGCGCTGCTGCCCGAAGACTGCTTCAACACGTCGCTGAACGCCAAGCGCCTGAAGCTGGCTTTGGTGACGCCTGACGCCGCTGTGGTGCCCCTGTTTGGCTTCTGCACCAGCGCCACCATCACCGTCAACAACAACACGTCGCCCAACAAGGCGATCGGCGTGCTTGGCGCGTTTGAGATGTCTGTCGGCAACTTCGATGTCGGCGGCAACCTGGAAGCCTACTTCGCCACCGTGGACAGCGTTGCTGCAATCCGCGACAACGAAGACGTGACCTTCGACTTGATGCTGGCCGCGGACAACCAAGCCATCATCTTCGACATCGGCCTGCTGTCCCTGGGCGATGGCCGTCTGAACGTTGCAATGAACGAGCCCATCATGCTGCCGCTGGAAACCAACGCAGCTGAAAACAAGTTCAACAACACGTTCCTCTACCAACAATTCCCCTACGTGCCGAACAAGGCACTTTAAACCACCCGAAAGGACTTCGACATGAGCAAGGTTTCCCCACTCTACCAAACGTACCAGACCGACCCCGCGCTGGAGAAGAACGGCGTCTGGCTGGACTACGGCCTCAACAGCAAGGGCAAGGAAACCCGCATTCTGGTGGCCCGCGCAGGCGGCGCCAATGAGCAGTACGAAAAGCGCATCGAAGTCCTGTACAAGCCTTACCGGCGCCAGATTCAGAACGAGACCATCGGCCGCGCCAAGCTCTTGCAGCTGAACCGCCAAGCCGCCGCCGAGTGGGTGGTCAAGGGCTGGGAAGAGATGGAAGACGAGGCCTGCAACGACTTGTCGTTCACCCTTGAAAACGTGCTGGCTCAGTTCGAGAAGCTGCCTGACCTGTACGACGACGTGATGGCGCTGGCGAACAAGATGGGCGCGTACCGCAAGCACCTGCAGGAAGAAGACGCAAAAAACTCGTCGACGTCCTAAAGTACACGCTGGAGCAAGGGCCTACAGAAAAGGCCATTATCCAGCAGTGTTATGCAGAAGGACAGCCCTTGCCGGAGGCGATAGCAAACGCCCCCGAGCTGCTAGAGGGGCTGTCCTTTTTTTACGCAGCATTTTGGGACGTGAATACTTGTCGGAGCCTCGGCTTCGGCGCAGAGGGGCCGATCCCCTGGACAGCGGTTAGGCAGTGGGCCGAGGAGCACGAGCTGGAAGGCGACCAGCGCAAAGACCTCTTTGTGTACCTAGAGAAGATGGACGGGGCCTACCTGAAGTTCGTTGCGGACAGGGCGGCAAAGCGCAAGTCAATCGCCGAGGCCCAGGGCAAGCGCCCAGGCAAAGGCAAACGGGGGTAGCATGGCAAAGGCGTTCGGCAAACTGGGAGCAGACCTGCGGAGGCTTGGCGCCAACGTAGAGCGCAACGCTCCCAAGTTGCTGCGCGCTACCGCCCTCGCCATCGATAGCGCTGTGGTTACAGCCACCCCAGTTGACACAGGTCGTGCCCGCAGCAACTGGCAAGTCAGCATCGGTTCGCCTATCCTCAGCGTCCGCGAATCCTACAGTCAGGGCGCCGCTGCCGGCCAGTTTGCCATGGCGCAGGCCCGTGCGGTGATTGAGGGCTACAAGAGCGGGCAAACCATTTTCATCAACAATAACCTGCCGTATATCGGCAGGTTGAACGACGGCTGGTCGGCGCAAGCGCCAGCCGGCTTCATCCGCTTTGCCGTCCTTGTGGGAGTCAACGCTGGCCGACAGTTTGGTAGTCTTTTGGAGAAGCGTGGATGACGACCGAAACCTATGAGATTCGGGTGCGGGAGGACGGCTCCCGCGTTGTGAGCCGCAACCTGAACGAGACGGCGGACAGTGCCGACCGCGCGTCGCGTAGCATGAACCTGCTGGGCGACGCCATGAAGTCGCTTGCGGTGTACGCCACTGCCAAGGCAATCATCGGCATGGCTGACGCGGTGACCACACTGAACAACCAGCTGAAGCTGTCCACGGGCAGCGCGACCGCAGCGGCCAGCGCATACAAAGACCTGTTTGCCATTGCCCAGCGCGGGCGCGTCAGCTTCACCGAGCTGGGCACCACGTTTGCAGCCCTGAACCGGGCAGGCAAAGAGATCGGCGTCAGCCAGCAGCGCATGCTCACCATCACCGAGTCTGTTGCGAACGCAATGGCCGTTGGCGGCGGCAGCGCTGAGTCGATGAAGGCCGCGCTCGTTCAGCTGGGTCAGGGCATGGCCTCCGGTGTGCTGCGCGGCGAAGAGCTGAACAGCGTTATGGAGCAGACGCCACGGCTTGCCAAGGCAATCGCCGACGGGCTGAACATCCCTATCGGCAAGCTCCGCGAGTGGGGCAGCGAGGGCAAGCTGACTAGCGACATGGTGATCCGTGCGCTGGAAAGTCAGTCCGCCGTCCTAAAGGGCGAAGTGGCCGGCAGCGTTATGACGGTGTCCCAGGCATGGGTCACGCTCAACAACGCCACCACCGTAGCGGTCGGACAGTTTGACGCTGCTACAGGCTTCTCCAAGGCCCTTGCTACGGCTGTAACCGCCATCGGCACCGCCATCACGGCAACGGGCAAGGCGTTCGAGGACAACGCAGTAATTATCAAGACGGTGTTTGGCGCGCTGGCAGGCGCTGCAGCGCTCGCAACGCTGGCGGCCATCCCTGTGGCTATCGCCGCCATTAAAACCGCCGTGGTGGCCCTTGCGGTGGTGCTGGCGGCTAACCCCGTAGTCCTGGCGCTGCTGGGCATTGGCGCCGTCGTGGGGGGCGTGCTGGCGTACAACGCGGCCACGGAGAAAACCGTGGACGGTATCAAGCGCACCATTGCAGAGCTGGAGAAGCTGAACGCCACCGGCCCCGGCATCTACAACCGCAGCGCCAAGGATATGGAGCAGTACAACGCGGCCACGGAGAAGCGTAAGCAACAGATCAAAGAGCTGCGCCAAGAGCTGGTCCTGCTGGAGTCGCCCAAGGTGGACACCACGGCTGAAGATGCGCGCTTGGCCCGCAACTCGCAGATGATTAAACAGCAGGCTGCAGACGCTGAGGCCGCTAACAAACTGCGCCTGAAGATTTCCGGCGTGCCCGCCAACTACGTGGAAGAAATGAACGAGGTCATCCGCCTCAACCAATCCGGCGCGCTTGTGGGCAAGGAGTACGACGACGTTATCAAAAAAATGCAAGAGACGTTGCTGAAAAAGACCGAGGGCACCAAGAAGGTAAACGCCGAAGAGAAGAAACTGCAAACCACCTATGAGGCCTTGATGGGCCAACTGCGCGACCGGCAAGCGGTGTACAGCGCCGAGGGTGAGGCGCAACGGAAAATGACCGAGGCCGAGCAGTTCCGCGAGAAGGTGCTGGTGTCGCTGAACAACGAGCTGAAGAAGCTGTCGGAGACGCAGAAGGCCGGTATCAAGACCGCACTGGACACACTGGTGACGCAAGAGCGCAACAACGGCATGCGCGAGCTGGAGGAGCGCCTGCTTGGCAAAGTAGAGCAGGCCGGTGCCGGCTATTACGACCAGCTCAAGCAGATTGAAGACGCGGCTGCACGCGGGTACGACCCCGAGAAGATTGAGCGCATGCGTGAGGCCCTGGAGGCCACCACGCCCGCAGCGCAGAAGCTGGCCGCAGCGATGGCCGCCTTTCAGCAGGCACAAGACGGCATGGCAAAGAGCGCCCGGTCGTGGCAAGACAACATTGCGCAGATGGCCGCCGAGAACGCAGCCATGCGCGGCGGCTTGCAAGACCGCTCTGTCGACGAACAGAAGATGGTGACGGCTGAGTACCAAAAGCAAAAAGAGCTGACACAGATTGAAAACACGCTGCGCGAAAAGACGGCGTCCGCGCAAGAGCGGTTGAAAAAGTCCATGGCTGAGGCTGGCCCCAACCTGACGTCGGCCGGTGCGGCGGAGATGAAGACGCAAACCGACTCGGCCATCGCCAACTACGAACGCATTGCCAACCTGGACCGGCAAGCTGTAACAGACAACACGTTCTTGAAACTGCTGTCGGGTTACATCAAAGACGTGGATGCCGACGCGGGCCGTGCCGCAGACAAACTGGCCCAGTTGGCAGAGGCCAGCGGCAACATCAGCTTCGCCAACGGTATCGCGTCGTTGAACACGCTGGTGAAGTCCATGGACGAGCTGTTCAGCAAGCAAAAGGCTTTCGACAAGTTGCGCAAGGACGCGGGCGATGACCAAGAGGCCATTGCCAAGATCAACGAGAAGCAGGCCCAGTCCACCATCAAGGGCTATGGTGACATCGCTGGCGCCATGAAGGGCTTCTTTAAGGAGGGATCCAAGGGCTACAAGGCCCTGCAGACGGCTGAGAAGGTGTTCCGTGCCTTCGAGATGGCAATGGCCCTTAAATCGGCTGCCGTGCGCATTGCCCAGGAGATCGGAGTAACCACAGCCCGCGTGACTGGCGACGCCACGGCTACGGCCAGCGCGGTCACCAGCAGCGCCACCATCGTGGCCGCCAAGGGTGCCGAGGCCTCTGCCAGCGCCGTAGCTGCTGTGGCTAACCAAGGCACCGGCGACCCCTACACCGCCTTCCCTCGCATTGCGGCCATGATTGCCATCATGGCTGGCATTGGCCTGCTCGTGGGCGGTGGCGGCGGTGGCAGCGGTGTGCAACCCAGCAACCAAGGCACCGGCACGGTGTTCGGCGACAAGGACGCCAAGTCTGCATCTATTAACAACTCGTTGAGCCTGCTGGAAGATGTTAATACGCTCACCATGCAGTACAGCGCGCAGATGGCTAAGAGTCTGCGCAACATTGAATCGGCACTGACCGGCGTTACCAATATCATCCTTCGTAGTAACGGGATGGCCCTTTCTGCCGCAGGCGTGAAAGAAGGCACTACGATTGCAGAGGGCAAGTTGTTTCTGGCCGGCATCGGCGGCATCGTAAAAAGCCTGCCTATCATCGGCAAGCTCCTTAGTGCACTCTTCGGCACCAAAACCACTATCACGGGACAAGGCGTGATGGCTAATGACGCCTCCCTGCAGCAGATTGCGGCTGGCGGCCTGTCGGCCGGTTATTACACAGACGTCAACAAGAAGAGCAAGTTCTTGGGCATCACAGTGTCAGACAAGGACTCTACGCAGTTCGATGAAAGCTCAGAGCTGTCCCGGCAGTTCAGCGCGGTCATTAACGGCTTTGTGGAAAGCATCCGGTCGGCTGCGCCGATCCTGGGCGTGTCGCTGGCACAGATCGACGCCAACCTGGAAGGGTTCATTGTTAAGATCGGTAAGATCGACCTGAAAGACTTGAAGGGTGACGAGATTAAAGAGAAGCTGCTGGCTGTATTTGGTGCAGCCGGCGACGACATTGCCATGCAAGCGCTCAAGGGCTTCGAGAAGTATCAAGAGGCCGGCGAAGGTTACCTGGAGACTGTGGTGCGTGTGGCTATGACGGTAGAGCGTGCGCGTGGCGCGGTGGACAGTCTGAACAGCACCATGAGCTTGACTGTTGACGGTGCGATGGAACTGGTGGAAGCCTTCGGCGGCCTGGAAGCCTTCTTGCAGACAACCAGCTCTTACCTCAATGGCTACTTCAGCGACGAAGAGCGCCGCGACACGCTGGCGCGCCAAGGTAGCGCGGCGCTGAAGACCAAGGGCATTGATCTCAGCCCCGACAAGGTAAAGGACCTGACCAAGGACGACATTAAAAAGTTTGTGACAAGCCAAGAGGGCGACAAGGATAACTACGCCTGGGCGCAAAACTTCGCCGTGCAAATGCTTCCCATGTTTGAATACTCGGAGGCGCTTGAAGACAACAAGGACAGCGCTACCGAAGCCAAAGACGCGGTGGACGAGCTGACCAAGGCATACGACGACGCAGTCAAGACGCTCAAGCGCAGCATCGGTGACACACAGATTGCTTTGATGCGTGCCAACGGCAACGAGGCCGGTGCACGCGCTGCGGAGAAGTCGCGCTTCTTTGCCGAAATCGAAGTGCATGGACCGTTGGACCCGGTTCGCAAGAAGTATCTGGAGAGCCTGTACGACGAGAAGGTGCGGCTGGACGACCTGCTGACCGAGCGCAACAAGGTGAAGGCGCTTGAGGACGAAAGCGTGCAACTGCAGATCCAGTTGGCCCAGGCTGTGGGCGACACTGCCACTGCGACGGCGCTGCTGACCCGTGGCATGGGCGAGGCCGAGCTTGCACAGTACAAGCTGAACCAAGGGCTGAAGACGCAGCTCGAAGTGTTGCAACTGATCCCGCAGGTTGCTGGCATGTACGCAACGCCTGAGCAGACCAATGCAGCCGGCTACGCCAACGCGCAGGGCCTGCTGAAAAAAGGCGGGCTGGACGTGTCTATCGGCCAGCTCATGGCCCTCAGCAAAGACGACATTGCGAAGTTTGTGGTGGCGGTGTTTGGCGACATTAGCGTGGACTCGCAGAAGTACCTGTTGCAGGCAGCGCAGGCCCTGGGCACGGTAAAGGACGCGGCGAAGCAACTGGCTGACGGCAAGCTGGACGCGGCCTGGGCAAAGTTCGAGAAGGCGTATGACGACGAGAAGCAACGCCTGGAGAAGAGCATTGACACGCTGAAGGGTGTGTTTGACTTCTTGGAAAGCAGCGCAAAGGACCTCTACCAAAGCGTCCAGACCACCAGCGACCAAGCCGCCAAGGCCGCGCGCAAGTTCATCGCTGACGCAGCCGCTACGGCCCGCGCTGGCGGTGTCCTGCCCGAGGACAAGGCCATGCGTGAGGCTGTGGCTAGTATCAACAGCAACTTCGACGAGAACCTGTATGCCACCCAGGCAGAGGCCGACCGTGACCGCCTTATTCTTGCCGGCCAACTGTCCGACCTGCAAGACGCTGCGGGTGTGCAGTTGAGCGTAGAGGAGCAAGCGCTTAAGAAGTTAGAAGAAACGTATGACACGCAATTGGCTGCATACGAGAACGCGAAGCGGCACCTGGACGCCACGTACGAGGGGAATGCCACGCTGGTGACAATTGAGTCGGCCATTGCCGGCCTCAGCGCGGCCATTGCCGGGGCCATGGGGGCAGGCGGCGGGGCTGGGGTGCGCCCAGGTGCCACCGGGGCCGCCAAGGGCACGCCATGGGCCGCTGCGGGCCAGCAGGCGGGCGCGAACTGGGTGGTCAATGACACCAACACCTACGGCTACGACAAGTCGACGCAAGACCTGTACAACGGTGCCGGCACTTCGTGGTCGCAAGAGCTGCTGCGGGCGGAGGGTGAGAAGTTCTTGACTAGCGGCCAGGACGAGGCGCTCTACGGCATCCTCAAGGGCGGCGGCTTCAGCTTGGCGGAGTGGGACAACGTGCTCGGCCTGGGCGCAGGCAGCGCAGAAGCCTGGGCACGCGCCAACGGCCTGGACGTGTTCCACCGTGGCACGCCCTACGTACCGTCTACCGGGCTGGCGCTGCTGCAGCAAGGCGAAGCGGTGTACAGCCGGGACACCAACCCGTTCACGGGCGGCGGCAGTGGCAGCGTCATCCAAATGCTGCTGGAGCGTATTGCCTACGCAATCGAAGAGCAGGGTGTGCAGTTGGACACCATTGCCGAAACCAACAAGACCATGTCGGACGGGCAAGACGACTACACGGAGCAGGGCAACGGCGCCCGCACGGTCATCATGAACGTTGACGAACTTGCTGCCGCCATCGTGGCAGCGCTGCCGTAAGGAGGCATTGTGGCTACAGAACTTCAGGGGGTGCGGGTCCTGGTGCCCGTCACCATTACGTCAGCGATGCTGAAGACAGGCACCACGCTTGCCGAACCCGACTTGCCCACAGGAGAGGTCGCCTGGGTGGCGGCTAACACCTACGCGGTCGGCGACAGCCGCACGTACGACGGTGTTATCTACGATTGCGTGCGCACCGTCAACCCAGCGCGCAGCACCATCCCAAAAGAGGACGCGCAATACTGGACACCCATGGGGCCGACTGCACGCATGGCACCGTTCGACGACTACGGCACCACGACTGCCAAGGCGACCGGCACACTGCGTTACGTCATACAACCGGGCGGCCTTATCACGGGGTCGCAGGCGTACAACCTGCAAGGTGACACGTACCAATATGACATCTACGACGACCTGGGTGGTACGCTGCTGAAACGCAAGACGGGCAGTCTGTACGCCCAGGCGGCGGGCCTGTGGGAACTGCTGTTTGAGCCGCTGCCCAAGGTCAACCGTATCACCATAGAAGACTTCCCCATGGCACCGAAAGCCGTGGTAGACGTGCGGGTGACATCTTTGTCCGCGCTGGTGCCTGCCAAGATTGGCGACATCAAGGTCGGGTCGTGGCGCTTCTTGGCCGTTGACGCAAAGTGGGGCCGGCCCGAGTACGGTGCCAGCATGGAGCGCAAGTCCAACGCATACCGCAAGGACAACAAGGACGGCACGTATTCGCTAGTCCGCCGCCCATCCTATCGTGAGGTGAGCTTTACTGCCATACTGCCGCCAGAACAAGCCATGTATGCAGATGCAGTCCTTGAAGAGATCACCGACGTAGCTGTGCCCGTCGAGGTGGTCAATCTGCCGCAGTACGATTACCTCAATACAATTGGGTTCGTCAGCGGCACTGTCAAGGCCGATAACTACGGGGAAACCGTGCTGGACCTCAAAGTCCGGGGGAACATTTAAATGCCGACGATTTATCCACCAACCACCATCAGCGCCATCCCGCCCTTCCCGGCGCTGTCCCGGCGCGTTACGGGGGAATACAACGACATGGCGTTCGCCTTTGGCGTACACATGGGCGGTGACGGTGCCGCAGTGGTGTCGGTGTTCGTGCCACAGATGAATGCGGCGCTGGTGAACGCGAACGCCAATGCTACCGCGTCCTACGACTATTCGGTGCTGTCGCAGAACGCCTACGCACTGGCAGACGCGGCACGGGTGGCCGCCCAAACAGCGGCAGCGTCTGCGGTGGGTTCTGCTGCGTCAATGTCCACATCGACAACCAGCATTGCAATCGGCTCCGGCGACAAGGTGTTCACGCTGGTAGAGTCGGGCAAAGACTATTCGCCTGGGCAGACGGTGGTTGCTGCTGTGACGGCCAACCCGGTACTTAGCATGCAGGGCTTTGTCAAAGCCTACGACAAGCCCAGCCGCCTATTGACACTGACGTCGCAAACCTTTTCCGGCAGCGGCACCTTCGGCGCGTGGTCAATCTCGGTAAGCGCAGCACCGACCAACATCCCGCGCTTTGCGTATGAAGACCGGGCTACTTTGCGCAGCATGGCATCGCCCGAAGGCACGGCAGCGCTTGTGTCGGGACTGGGCCTGTTTACGCACTACGTTGGTTCAACCGAACTCGATGACGACGAGTCCTGCTTTGCCACAAGTTCGGGCCGCTGGCTGTTGCTGGCGGTAGATTTTGAGCTGGTGGACAACTGGCTGTCCACCATGGCGGTGAGCGACAACACGGGGCGTATGCTGTTCGGGCGGGTCTACTCGTCTGTTGCCACTGTGGGCGCTGGTGCCGTTGCCAACATACTTGCCTACGTCGACGGTGCTGATGTAGGTGACCGAGTGTTGGTGTGCCCAGCACGCCTGCAGACGTCTGGTTCCGGCTTCATGAGCGGCGTTGTTACCGCGCCGGGCACAGTCAACGTTCAACTCTTCGGCGGCGCGTCTGGTCTTAACTCGGCCGACGGCTTCTACCTGATCACCGTGTTTAAGGAAACCTAATATGCCTATTATTCGCGCTATGCGCCTTGTGAACGCCATCGAATCTGGCACCATGAACTCCGCTGCTTTGGAGGCAGCTTTGGCCGATGTTGGGCGGCTGTCCGAATTTCAGGCGGCACTTTCTCAGCTCGGGATTGCGCGCCGTATCGCCTCTAGCAGCACCTCGGTCAACACCCTCATCGGCAGTCCCATTGCGCTGGCAGCGGCCATGCGTGTCGGCGTGTCTGCCCAAGAGCTTGCCACCAACGTTATCAGCTATCCGCTGTTGGCCGCGTCCAGTGTGGCTATGAAAGCCGCTACGGCGCAGGTCGCCAGCATGAAAGCCTGGGTAGACAAGTTCCCCTATATTGCGCGGACGTTTGCCAATACAAACAACGCAGGCGCCGCGCGGATCAACAGCGTGGCGTTCGGCGCTGGCTTATATGTCGCGGTAGGCGATTACGGCTCTATCATCACGTCCCCAGACTTGGTGACCTGGACTGCCCGTACGCATACGGCAGGCACCACCTCGGCCACGGTGTGGAGGTCTGTGGGTTTTGCCAACGGCCTTTTCGTTGCTGTTGGTCACAACAGCACCCAAGCCTACGCCTACACGTCGCCTGACGGCATTACCTGGACCTCCAGAACACTGCCTAGCAGTGGCACTGTTGCGGCTAATGGTTGCCGCAACCTGCTTCATGACGGAACGCGCTGGTGTCTTTTGGTGCAGACGTCGGCTTCTGCAGCTACTGTGTGGTACGCCACTGACCCTACTGCAGCTTGGACCGCCGCAGCAGGCATGAACACAGGCGCTAATGACACCTATCACTTCCTGATCTACAAGGCGGGGGTCGGCTACTTAGTTTCGCGCACCGATAATCTGCCTACTGGCGGCAATTACTACATTTCAGCAAGTATCACCTCGGCTGTCTGGGTTTCACGTAGCTCTACTACTGGGACAGCGTACAATATGTACACCCAACTTGTTGCCGGGACTGAATTCATTTACGTCCTGCCCAATTCCACCTCCACCTGGATGCGCTCGCGGGATGGGTATACCTGGGAAATGACGGGCTACGATCCGTTTGCGTCTGACTCGACCATGGCCCCCGGTTGGCAGACTATGGTCTTTGTTAATGGTACTATCGTACGTACTTCGGCGGCATCTGGCCGGCCCCTGCGCGCAACCAGCGACCACGGACTGAACTCTAAAAACTTCTATGCAGGTTCCACGGACAGCAACTCTTTGGCCTACGCAAACGGAATTATCTTCAACCTGAGTAACACCACCAGCTACTCCACGCACATTCCAATCGTATGAAAATCATCTTCAACACCGAAGGCAAGGCCCAGGGCACGGCCCTGGACTCGTACGAAGGTCCCGATGCCTGGGGCTACGTGGAGGACGACGGGTTTGTGCCCGAGCTGCTGGATCAGTACACGCTGGTCAACGGCGCTGTCGTCTTCACGCCAACCAGCCGCATCACGCGCCTCGCCTTCCGCAACCGCTTCACGCAGACAGAGAAGGTGGCGCTGGAGTTGGCGTCGCAGCACAACCCAGCCGGCACGGCCCCACAACAGCAGGGCGCGGCCATGCTGCGGGCTTACCTAGCCGACGTCAACGCAGCCACCTTCGTGGACCTTGCAAGGGCCGACACGCGGGCCGGCGTGCAGTACCTGGAAACAATGGGGCTATTGGGCACGGGCCGCGCGCTGGAAATCCTGGACGACCCTATCCTGCCCGAGGAGCGCCCTTTGGCGTAACACCATGCTTCTGGCCTCCTACACGTCCACGCGCCCCGGTTTGCAGGGCGTTGCCAATGTGCTTATCCGAACGCGCCTGCGGGGGCAATATAGCCACACAGAGGTCGTGCTGGAGCCCGGCGATGGTGTAGACCACCTTGTGCCAGACGGCACGCTGCAGCCAGACGCCGACGGTGCCTTGTGGTCAATGTCCAGCGTCGCCGCAGAGCTGCTGCCCGATTACAGCCCCAGGCGCGCTGGGCACAAGGGCGGTGTGCGATGGAAGCGCATTGCCTACGACAGGCGCAAGTGGGACCTCTTGCCGCTGCACCGCGACCCAGAGTTCGCCGTGTCCGAGTTCCTGACCCACCAAGGCGAGCCATACGATTGGCAACTGGTGGCGGGTCAGGTCATCTGGCTCATCCCCGGCAAGGCCTCGCGCAAGCACTGCAGCGAGATGGCCGCGTTGATGTGCGGCGTGCCCGACAAGGACGCGGGGCGCTTCGACCCCTGCACCATTCGCGCCATGGTGTTTTCTGAACAAGATATCCGGAGGCTTTGATGCTGTACAGCCCTTACTCTCGTGTCATTGACCTCGTGCCGGGCATGCAGACCAACCCGCACGAAGCGCCCGCAGAACAGTTTTGGTACAACGGGTGTCAGACCTGGACCGGGTCGCTGCTCCTCGAAGTAGAGCACGTACGCGCGGGCCAGCCCATCGACGTCAATCGTGTGCAGTCCTATAGAGGCGCACAACTGCGCAGCGGTCAGGTCATCAACAACGGTGCATCAGTGGACCAACTGGGCAGTGCCTGGGCCGCCGACGGTGTCCCAACGAATACCACGTTCTGGGATATGTACAGCGAGCCGACCCAGGCGGAGAAAGACAACGCCCGACAGTACATGGGTGTTGAGATCGCAGGCGTGCCGTACATTCGCAGCGGCCCCGCAATGGACAACACCATTGAAACGATCCACATGCTGCTGGACCAAGGCCATGGCATCTTCGGCACCTTCCGCATGACGGCAGACTTTGACAACAACGCTTATTATTTTCGCAACTGGCGGGAAATGAACTGGGACAGCAGCTATGCAACGGGCGGCCCTTCGCGCGGCGACCACGTCGTGGCTATCCTCGGCATCGACATGGACTACGGGCAAGTGATGTTCGCAAACCATTGGGGAGTGGACTGGGGCGACGGCGGCTTTGGCGGTGCGCCCTTTGAGAAGTTCCTTCAAGGCCCGCAGGGCTGCTTCACGCAGCTACACTACATCAAACACTGCGCCGTCAACCCGGTAGGAGTCCGCACCGTGCCCAACGCCTTCCCATCTCTTCTCACGCCTGACCAGCAGGGCGCACGGGTGTCCGCACTCAAGCTGGAGCTGACGGCTGCTTATGCCGCCGCGCATGCTGCAGCGCCCACGGGCACCAACCCGGACATCGCCGGCTGGCTTGCCGCGCTGGCCCGTGGTGGCGAGCTGCGTTGCAGCGACAAAGAGTTCGAAGCCAGCGCCCCAGGGCTTAACCCACTGCCACGCGGCACCGTGCGCGAGTTCGTTGACCGTGGCGACTTTGCATGGCCTGTGGGCATGCGCAAAGAAATCGGCGAGTAACCCATGCCTACAGGCGTGGACATAGACGTGACCACAGCGGAGACGGTGCCCGCACCGCTGCAGGTTGCGCCTGACCCACTGGATGCGCGCATGCGTGCCATCCTGCAGCGTATCGGATTCGACAACGCTGCAATCAATGAATTGCAGGCGGACACGGGCCAATGGGGCATCCTGCGTGATTACACAATCTGCGTAGAGAATGCCGCCCGTGCCTGACCGCCACACGACCCCCACACAGCCCGAAGACGGGCAAGATGCCAAGATCAACTTCAGCCTACCCGAGCGACGAAGGCCGGCAGAGGTGCGGCTGGCGCAAGAGCAGGTAGACGAACTCAAAGCCATTGTGCGCACTGCAGCAGCCGACGCGCTGCGCGACAGCATCACGCAGGACATGGCGGAGAAGTTTTGGGCCGCTGGAATCGCAGTGCTGCAGGACAATGCCAAGAAGCAAGCAGGTGACTTTGTGGTCGGTGGTGTCCTTGCGCTGCTCAAGCGCGGCTTCCTTATTGTTTTGGTTGGCAGCATGGTCTACACCCTGGGCGGTTGGGCCATGTTCGTCAAGTTCGCAAAGTGGGTCTCAACATTGGGGTGAAGTATGGAAAGAACATCAGAAAAGGGCCGCAAGGCCATCAAGACACACGAGGCGCTGCGGCTGTTTGCTTACCCGGACCCAGCGTCCAAGCTCGCCCGCGCAACGCACAACATGCGCCTCGGCTGGGGCTTCAAGCCGGCGCGCGGCATCCTTGCGAAGCTGAACCCGGAGATCGCTGCGCTGGACGGCGGCCCGTGGACTTGTGGCTATGGTGAAACCAGCGGCGTCACACCCGACACGCAGTGGACCGAGCAGCAGGCCAACGCCCGCTTCGACCAGACCCTGTCCAAGTTTGAACAGGGCGTCGCCAAGGCGCTCACGGTGCCGGCCACGCCTGGGCAGTTCGACGCCATGGTGTCGCTTGCCTATAACATCGGCCTCGGCTGGGAAGGCCCTAAGAAACCACCGGGCGCCAAAGACGGCTTCCGGCAGAGCTCCGTGCTGCGCCTGCACAACCGGGGTGACACCGCTGGCGCTGCCCGCGCGTTCCGTCTGTGGAACAAGGCCGGAGGCGTTGTGAACAACGGCCTGGACGTGCGCCGGGGCGAGGAGTCCGCCATGTACTCGCGCAGCAGCCCGCCTGACGTCATCCCAGGCACCAACCTGCCCCAGGTGCCGAGCAGCAATGTGGACCCCGAAACGCGCATGACCGAGAGCCCGATCAACCGAGCCGCTGTCATCGCTGGCGGGTCCACCACCGTGGCCGGCGTAGCAGAGGTGGCACGCACCGCAGCGGACGCGAAGTACAGCATGCAGCAGCTCGGAGACTGGCTGCTGCCGCTGATCCTGGTGGCCGTGGTGGTTGGCCTGTGTGGCTATATCGTCTGGCAGCGCAAAAAGCAGCGTGACGGGGGCTGGGCATGATTGCCGGCCTGCAACTCACCGCCGCCGTGGCCCTTGCCGCAGCCGTGGCGGGCTTTGGCGCGGGTTGGGGTGCCCAGGGTGTGCGCGCGGAGCGCACGGTGGCCCAGCAGGCTGCAAAGCACGCCGACGCCATGCGCAAGGACGCAGAGGAAGACCGACAGGCGGCACAGGAGGTCCTGCGCCGCGCCAACCTACTTACGGAGAAAGCAGATGAAGCACAACGCAATGCAGAGGCCCGTGCGGCGGTTCACAAGCGTGCTGCTGACAGCGCTTTGCGCGAGCTTGCTGGGCTGCGCACAGACCTTGCCAGTGTGCCCGGACGTATCCAGCTCGCTTCCCGCGAGGCCGTCAACCAGTACGCCGCAACCGCCACAGCCGTATTCGAGCAATGCACAGCAAGATATCAGCGCTTGGCGGAAGCAGCTGATGGACACGCAAGTGATGTCCAAACCCTGACCGAGGGATGGCCGCGCCTGCCGGCTGCAGGCAACAAACCGAAGGAAACCAAATGACGCTGAAACTCCGCATCCAAGTGCCCCGCAACGGCGGCGACTACGAGGCCCGCGTGTCCCAGGGCAACGGCGCGCCCGAGGTGATCTTGGCACCCGGTGACGAGATGGAGCTGTACGTGTACGACAGCAACCAAATCAACATCACCGAGGCGCCGGCAGGCACCAAGGATAACCACACGGCCCAGGCGCGAGCGGCCAGCCCAGCGGGGGGCTAAGTCCGCACCTGACGCGGCTTGCACACGCGGGCCGCGTCTTTCCTGTAGTCAGGCATGCGGCCATCGGCAACCGCATCGCAGTAAGCCTTCGTGTCGCGCTTTTCCATGTCCGTGGTGTGTGCCACGATGGCGAAGGCACCGGCCACCGCAATGGCGGCCACGCAGTACCAGAACATTGCGTTCAACGTCGACTGGCTCATGTTGCTGTAAAGCATCTTTACTCCTTAAAAACCGTACCGCTTTGCGCACACCGGGCCGATGCCCGCTGCCACGCTTTCCTCGTCCGTCAGCTCACGGGCGCACACGCTGCAGCGCCCGAACTTCTTGCCGTAGGCAATGGCCGCCGCCTTTGGGTCTTTGGACAGCTCCACGATAACCGCCTGGGTTGCATCGCTGCAGTCGCGGCTCTTCAAGAACTTGCCGCCCAGCACCTTGCCCAGGTACGCACCCGGCAGGCCGTTGTCGTCCTTGGCGGCTTTGATGTAGATGGCGCCTGGGTTGGCGCTCTCAGCCTTGGCAGGCGTAAATACAAACTCGCCAAGACGCAGACGCGGGTGGACAATGCCTGCCGCACTGGCGCGGTCAAAGGCCTCGTGCAGGGGCTGCAGGGTCACTGCCGGTGCTGGGGCCTGGGCCGGGGCGCTTTGGGCCGCCTGCGGGGCTGTGGCTGCGGCGCAGCGGGCCATGTCGCGGTGTACGGCGGCCAACTGGTTGGGACTGAGGGAGCCCCATTGTGCGAGGCCGCGCTGCAGGCTTGCGTAGAAGTTGCTGTTGGGTGCGCGTTCGTTAAGGAATGCCACCTCCTCCGCATGGTCGGTCGCCCACTGTTCGGCCAGCTTGGCAACGGTGGCCGCCTTCTTGGCCTGCTGTGCCTTCTTGCGGATCTCTGCCACGCGGCCCTGCATTTGGCGGTTGAACTTCTCGAAGCCTGCCACCGCCCCGCCCGCCTGCTTCACACACTCGCAGCCCACGGTAAAGCGGTGCCCGTGTACGTCTGCAACGATGAAGCAATACTTGAGCCGCGTGGTGCAGTAGGCGCACCGCGTTTCACCGCTCTCGTCAATGCGGATGTCCACGCACTGGAACGGGGCCACACCCAGGCCGACGGCCTCGTACGGGTGGGCGGGGGCCTTGGGGGCTGGCTGGCGGTCCTCTGCGGCTGCTACCTGGGCCAGTGCGTTGATTTCGTCTAGCGTTGCTTGCATGGTGTGCTCCTAGGGCGGCGCGGTGGCCGCCCGCTGTGGTCAGTAGGTGAAGAAGCCCTTGCAGATGCCCAGGTAGCCGCCCGTACTTTCTTGGCGGCGCAACACCTCCGAAATGCAAATGCAACCGACCCAGCGGCCCCAGGCCTCCACGTAAAACACCACGTACTGCGCAGGCTTCACCGTGTCCACCGTAGCGGCCATGTCCTTATGAAAGTAGGCAGCGCACTGCTTCGCCATCAGCAGCGTCGCCTTTTCTGCAGCCGCTTCGGTGGCGTAGTTCTTGCAGGGGTTCTTGTTCTCTGCGCGGTACTCTTCGATGCGGGCGGTCAGCTCTTTGATAAGGTTCATGGTGTACTCCTGTGGGTTGCGGGTTGGTGTGCCTCTATTATGTCGTCTTCTTAGACAGCAACGCAAGTCCCGTAGAAGTTTGGGGTTATTCGCAGTGCCCCCAGTCCGGCCCAAGCTCCATGTCAGCCCGCACCGGGATGCGCAAGGGCACCGCCGTTTCCATGACGTGCTGCATGGCGGCAAAGCCGTCATCCTTGCCGCCTGGGTCGCTGAAGTCCAGCTCGTCATGCACGGTCAGCCGTGGCACACCCGTATAGTCAAAGATGCCATCTTCCCAGCACTGTAGCATTGCAACCTTCATCATGTCAGCTGCACTGCCCTGCAACTTGCGGTTCAGCGCCTTGTGCGTGTACGCGCGCTCGATGCTGTTGCCATACTTCGCCTGTGCAAGGCCGTAGGGCAGCGGTATGCCGCCCTCGCCCCAGCCCGCAGGCCCCCACAGGTCAAAGCGGCTGCAGCGGCCACCAATGGTCCTAACCACACCCGTGCTGATGGCCTCGTCGGCGCACCATTCCATTGTCTTCTTGGCGAACGGCACGGCCTTGTGATACAGCTTGAAAAGCGCCTTGCCCTCCGCTGCCGACATGCCCAGGCTGCGCGACAGCTTGTCAACGCCCATGCCGTAGATCAGGCCGAAGTTAATGTTCTTGATTGGCTTGCGTTGGTGCTTGCGGCGCTGCGGTGTGCTGATGTCCCAGCCGGCCAGCGGTGCCACCATGTCCAGCGTCATGTCGTGGTAGTCAAGGTCCGGGTTCGCGTTGAAGTTGCGGCGGATTTCGTCGCTGCCCTCGCCCACCGCAAAGTGAATCAGAAAGCGGTATTCAATCTGCGAATAGTCATACCGGCGCCATTGCTTGTGGCCCTCGTCCGGTATGAACAGGCCGCGCAGCATGGGGGCCAGTATTTCGTCACGGCTGGGGATGTTCTGTAGGTTGGGCGAGCTGCCGCTGAACCGCCCGCTGCGGGTGCCACCCTCGTCGCCGCGCAACTGGTGGAACTGCCCGTACAGCATGCCATTGATGTGCGACTTGAGGATGTAGCTGTCAACAAACGTGCCGGCTAGTTTGTCGTACTTGCGCACGTCGCGTATCAGCTCACCGATCGGGTGCTCAAGGCCCTCTAAGAAGCCTTTGGTGAACGACGGGGCGCCCTTGGGTGTGCGCGGGTAGGCTACCCCAGCGGCGTCGAATGCGCGCTGCAGCGTCTCGCTCTGATTGACGTTAACAAGGCACCCGGCCACGCTGTTCAGCTGCGCCTGGACCTCGGACTGCTTTTCGCGCAACGTGTGGTAAAGCTCCTCGCCCTTCTTCACGTCCACACGCACGCCTGCAAAGCGCATGCGCACCATGAGCGGTATGAGCCGGCACTCCACACCGAACAGGTACATCAGGCCCTGCTGCTCCAACAGCGGCCATTGCTTTTCGATTACGCGCAGTGGCAGGTCCGCGTCGGACTCGGCGTAGGGGCCGACAAGACGGGGGCTGCAGCGGTAGATGTTCTTACGCGCCGTAGGCCCAGCAGGGCCGCCATACGCCCGCGCAAGCCACTCGTACATCCCGTTGGACTGCTTACCTTCACCCAGGTACTTCTGCGCCAGCGTTTCCAGGTTAACGAACGCCCGCTCGTCCAGCAGCGCTTCTGCGAACTGCACGTCGAACACCGGCCCCACCACCTCAACGCCTTCGTGCTTCAGCCAGCCTATGTCGTACGTGATGTTGGCGCCGACCTTGGGCTGGTGCGGTCGGCCGAGTTGCTCTGACAGCCACAGCAGCACCAGCGCGGGGTCGAAGTTAAGCTCGGGCTCCACCTCGTGGCGCATGGGGAAGTACCACCGGCCACCGCCGTCGGCGCCCACAGACACGCCCACAATGTGCCCCTTGCCCCGTGCCCAGCCCGGCCCCTTGCCTGGGTGCTTTACGCCCGCGTCGTCCACCCAGTCCACCAGCTCGGGGTCCTTGGTTTCGCAGTCGATGGAGATAACACGGGCGCCCGACAGGTCGGGAAAGTAGGTGGGCCGCACCCAGCCCGTGTCAGGCGTCGGCGGTATGATGCGCGGGCCGCGCTGGTTGGACTTGGCTACCGGGATGTCTTCCCAGAACAGCCCGATGGAATCGTTACGCATCGTAGACGTTATGGCTGTGCTCGTACACGGTCAGCCCGGCATGGCTGCGCCCGGTGCGTTTATAGACCGCATAAGCGCACTTGTCGTAATGCACCTCCAGCTCTGCAGGCTGGGGCAACTGCACGTCAAACTCGTCTAGTCGTGCAGGGCCATCTTCTAGTATGACTCTCATTCTCTCATCCCAATGATTGCACCGCGCAAGCGGTCGCCGTAGAAGAAGCAAGGGCGCGGGTAGGTGCTGAGGTCCCACTTCTGCGCCACGCCCTGCAAGAGCTGCAGCATGTCCACGTTGAAGACGCCATTGGCGCGCAGTGTGGTCAGGTCGTACAAGCTCCCCTCCCCCTCTGCTACGTGCGTGCGCAACACGCCCTCTTTCAGTATAGCCCGGCCCAGCTTGTCGGCGAAGGGCTTGACCACAGCCAGCCCCTCGAACAGGCTTGTGTCAACCTCTTCCACCGTTGGCGCAAACGGGTCGCCCTTGTCCAGCACGCTGCCCAGGTCGGGCCACTCGGTGCTCAGTAGCTGGGTGCGCAGCCAGCGATTGCCGGAGTAGAAGAATGTGACGCTGTGCTCGTCCGCCTGCATGCCTTCGGGTGCTTCGTTAATGCGAAGCATCTCGCGCACGGCCATGCGGGGCAGGCACACAGTGAGCGGAAACTCGCTGCCGATCCAATACTCCACAAGCGTGATATTGTTGGTGGCGTAGGCGCTGACGCCACGTAGCAAGATGCCGTTGCTCCATGGCCGAGCGGCGTCTTCGCCGATGAACTCCGACAGCACCTTGACGGCGGCGAACAGGTGCTCGCCATTGATGGGCACATGCTGGCCGGTTGGCATCACGTGCGGCGTCTCGCCCTCCACGCAGTCAATGAACGCCTTGAACTTGCCGCTCTTGATTGACAGCCGGCCACCAGCGGTAAGCGACAGGGAAACGGTGTCGTCGCAATTGCCGATAGCGCGCACCATAGGCTCCGCCTTGGGCTTGCAGGCAATGTCCAAGGCTATGGGTGCCGACAGGGCAATGATGCCGTTATAGCCCCGTACAGTGCCGCCCTCAATGGCGAAGTGCGACAGGGCCGGCAGCAGGTCTTTACGGGCCACGGCGCCCTGGACGAACTTGAGTTCTTTAAGCACCGAACCTCCGTAGGTGGTTGGCGACGCGGTTGCGCAGCGCGTCCATCTGAACATCCGTTGGCCGGTAGTCTTCGTGACCGCAGTACGGGCAGGCATGCAGCGTGCCGTTAATGCAGTCAAGCGTGCGATAGCCGTCCGGTGTGGGGAACTGCTTTGGCGCGCTGTGCGGGTGCTGCCAGTGCTTGCGCTGGTCCTGCGGTGCCGGCTCTGCGGCGGTACATTGGCGGGGTTCCATATCAACCAACCATTCCCGCACCGTAGTCGCACATCTTCAGCAGGTTGGTGTCCTCCTGGCCTTTGGACTTGACGTTGAGCGAGGTGCTTTCGCCGTACAGTTCGCCGCCGAAAGCCATGCTGTTGCACTCGCCGGCGCTGGTGGCCGTGACGGTGGCTTTGGGAAACATCATTTCCAACAGCAGCGAGTTCACCTTGGCAACATGCGCATGCACCATGTTGTTCGGGAAGACAATTGGATAGCGCATCACGAACGGGCTTTCATCGCCCTTGGGTGGCTGCGTGACAGTGAGAACAATGTATTTCATACTAGCCTTTCAAAAGAGCTGTTGCACTGCATGGCAGTCTAACCGGCCTTGGCGTGCATCCATTTGTCGATTAATTTCTACGTTCAGCTTCATGTAGCCGAGCATGTTGCAGGCCGCCCGGCTTTGGTACACGGTGGACAGACGTTCATAGTTGAAACCTTCTGCGGCCAGCTCTTGCTCTACGTGCTGCCGCACGATCTCCGGCATGCTGCTCAAGTGCTGATTGGCCGTGTGCCGGGCAGGCGACAGGGCCGACACGGCAATGGGGCCGTGCTCCACGGTGTACACGCTGCCGAAGCTGGCGGCCTGGATCCAAGAGGAGCTGTCAACGCTGTGCCATGGGTAGCGCTCCATCAGCGACACTGTGGTCACACCGAACGCATGTACCTTCAGCTTAGGGCGGCCACTGCCGTCCACGAGGTAGCGGTTCCAGATGCGGTCCAACCACTGCATCACGTCCTCTGCCTTGGTGCGCACCATGCCGCCGATTGTGATGTACGGGTAGCGCGACACGTACCACTCCAGGTATCGTTCGTCCTCGCCAAAGTGGAAGCAAGGCAGCGGCGTCGCGCCCTTGCTTTCCATGTAGATCTGGTTCTCCCAGGTCAGCTTCGGGTCGCCAATGCCGTCAAGTACGGAGGCCATGACCACATTGTCCTCTATGCGCAGGATGTCGCGGTTGCGCAGGATGTAGTCGCAGTAAGCGTTGATGTCAATGTCCACGCCCAGGCTTTTCGCAGAGAAGGCGCCCGAGTCAAGGAACACCTTGCCGCCACTGGACCGCATCTCGTCTACAAAACGCTGTTTGCCGACGTAGTGGTACGACTCCAGGATATACGGCAGGTTGTCAACAATCTGTGCTTCCCGCTCGTTGAAATGCGGGTACTGCTTCTGACTGCTGCGATACTGGTTGGTATAAATGGCGGCTAGATAGACGTTCACGCTTGGTCTCGCTCTGCTGCAAGTTCGCAGCGGTGGCAGTGGCCCCAGCACACCCAGTCACCGACCTGCATGCAAAAGCCGCCGCAGGCAGGGCAAGGGTCTGACATAGGCAAGAACATATCGATAACCGGCCCGCGTTCCAAGTCCAGTATTGGCACAGGCGTTTGCAGCGGCTGTGCCCCGTTTGTCTGGTCTAGCGTGCTTGAGCTGGTTGCCAGCAAGCGGCTTAGGTCTAGTGCCATGGTTGCTCCTGTGGTGGGGCCGCGTGCTCCGTCCATGCTAAGGGCACTCGCTGGAATGCGACTTCATGAATCAGCACCGCCGCAACACGCGGCCCGAACTGTTAAACGCCTGCTATGTCCAGGGCGCGGAAGATATCTTCGCGACGCTGGTGCGAGTACGGGGCGGCCTTAGCCTCCCATACCTTGCGGTCGTGTACCCCGGCAGGATGGCACTCCCAGTGCTGCACCTCCCAGGCGTCGCGCTGCAGGGCCACTGTAAGGGCCACCCAGCGCTTAAAGCAGCTAGAGCAGCGCCCGCAGTGGTGTGCGCCCCCATCATAGCAGCTAACCGACCGCAAGAGGCTTTGCAGGGGCTTACCGCGCTCCAGGTAGCGGCGCACAAGGTCGGTCTTGGACGTGTGGCGGAATGGCGTCTCGATAGTAAAGCTCCTGCCTTCAGTCCAATACTGGCGGCGGTGGCTTATGTTCAAGACGGCTTCCATGGCGTGGCAGAATTCCTCACTCTTGTCGCTGTTGATCTCGTCAGCCACCACACCCAGGTAGATGCTATCTGCGTGCTGGGCCGCGCACAAGATCAGCTCGGCATTACGGAAGGGTATGATGCCCGACTCATGTTCGTAGGCTTGCAGGTTGGTGGCCTCCATCTTCACGAACGGCGCTTTGGCTTGGTCGGCCACGTACCGGGCCGCCAAGTATTCTTTCCCAGCGTACTTCTGTCCGGCATTCACAAACACATGCACAGCGCCGGCCAGCTCGGGCTCGTGGGCCAGCAAGAAGCTATCCATGCCGCCGCTGCTCAACAGGGCCTTCTGATAGATTGTGGTCATCTTAGTTGCTCCGTGCCAGTTGCAAGAATTCGCTGCGGGTGGTGCCGTCCTTGAAGCAGCCGCGCAGCGCATGCGTTTCGGTCATGCTGTTGCTGTGCTGCACGCCCCGGCTCTCGACGCACATATGCCGCGCAGAGATCCACACGCCGACGCCCTTGGGCTGGACCAGTTCATAGAACGACTCGGCGATTTGGTTGGTCAGCCGCTCCTGCACTTGCAGGCGCCGCGCAAACACGTCAGCCAGCCGGTCCAGCTTGGACAGCCCCACCACCTTCCCGTCGGGGATGTAGCCGATGACAGCGGTGCCGATGATGTCGGCAAGGTGGTGCTCGCACTTGCTGTAGATGGGGATGCCTTTGCGCACCACCATTTCATCGCAGCCCTCAGCACCGTCGCTGAACATCTTGAGTACGTCCTTGGGGTTGATGCTGTAGCCGCTGCACCAGTGCTTCCACGCTTTGACCACACGCAGCGGCGTTTCCTGCAGGCCCTCGCGGTGCGGGTCCTCGCCCACGAACTGCAGCACACCGCGGATGAGCTCTGCGGGGGACACGCGCACGTCGCGCCCGTCTATGGTCTGCACGGTTGGGCAGTGCAAAGGGCTGCTCATACTGCGTCCTTCTCGTAGATGGCGCTGTTGGCACCGTGCTCGCGCACCTCAACACTCTGCACCCACACGCGCGGCACATGGCCGTTATCAACCAGCCACGCCTCGGCGGACTTGAAGATGAGCTTCGCAAAAGCCTCGCAGCCGGTGGCTTCCACGATGCGCACGTCTGCCAAATCAAAGCCAGCCAGCACGCCAAGCTCATCGACATGCGGGTCGTCTTGGGCGATCAGCAGCGTGTGGTCAAACATGGCCTTCAGGCTGTCTTTGAACGTGCCCAGGCCACCAAAGTCGATAACCCAGTTGCGCTCGTCCAACTCGTTGGCGCCGAACTTGATTGTGACGGCCAGCGCATAGCCGTGCAGAAAACGGCAATGACTGGTCGCCTTGTGCTGACGGAAGCATGCAGACAGGCCCACGTCGTGGCCGTAGGTTTTGGTAGAGAAATGAGGCACGTTATTCTACTCCCAGGATCTTGTGCAGTTGAAGTTGAAGGGTATAGCCGTGCTTCATGCACGACGCCATTGCCGCTTGCAAGTTTAAGGCGTTTTGCGCCTCGTCTTGCGTGTCGGCTGGCTGCACATAGATATGTCGGCGGCTTCGGACGGAAGGCAGGCCAGAAGGCCGGGCTACACGACTGATGACATGGTTGCCCAGGGCTTGCACCGGCAGGCCGTCTGTCGGGTCCACGCTGCGGCTGTCCAGCACGTACTTCCATGCAATGGCCTGCGATGCAATGCGGGGCTGCACTGTGTCTGTCTTGGGGCTGACCACAATGTCGCAGTCGTCACTCGTCAGGCCGACAGGCATGGGCAGCGTGCCGTTCGTTTCAATCTGCACGTCCATGCCACGGTGCAGCAGTTCAAACACCAGCTCGCGCAGTTGGCCGGGCTGGCGCATGGGTTCGCCACCAGTGATGACGACGAGCGGCGTGGGGCTTTCAAAGCACTTGCGTGCCACATGCTGCGCGCTCATCAGCTGGCGCCCCTGCGTGTACTCCGTGTCACACATGGGGCATTGCAGGTTGCAGCCGGCAAGGCGGACGAAGGTGGCCGGGCGGCCCGCGTGTGGGCCTTCGCCTTGTATGGTGTAGAAGATGCCGTGGATGTCCAGCAGCTCTTCGTTCAGGCGACGGAGCTTTTCGATAGGTTGGGAATTCATCTATACCTCGGGAGTGCGACGGGGCACCTGTAGTGCCCCGTCGGATTTCTGGTAGCGGCGCGCGATGGCCGCTGGGAAGTTACGCGGCCTTGCCTGCGGGCTTGGCCTTGGCGTCCTTTTCGGCTTGCTTGGCAGCAGCCGCAGCGTCCTTCTCTGCCTGCTTTGCAGCGTCGGCAGCGGCCTTTTCTTCGGCCTTCTTCTTGGCATCGGCAGCGGCCACGGCAGCGTCAGCCAGCGCCTTCTCGTGGGTGATCTCGGCCTGCGACTTGACGCGGCCTTCCACCTTATTGAACTTGCGCCACGTTGCGTAATTGCTGCGCACCATGTTCGGGTTCATGCCGGCTGCGGTGGTTTCCACCATCAGGTCGGCAATGGCGACAGCGCTGCCCAGCTTGGCCGACATGCGGTCCATGATGGCCCAGGCTTGGCCGCACTTGCCTTCGGGGCGGGGGCGACGAATGCCGTTTTGCTCGGGCATACGTGCGTCTTCCTTGGCCTTCTTGGCAGCAGCCTTGTCGGCTGCGGCCTTGGTCTTCTTGTCGGCTTTGTCCTGTTCGGCCTTGGCCTTGGCAGCAGCCTTTTCTTTCGCCTTGGCGTCGGCAGCGGCGGCCTTTTCTTTGGCCTTCGCATCAGCGGCGGCGGCCTTGGCGGCGGCAGCAGCGTCAGCGGCGGCCTTGGTAGCGGCTGCGGCTTCGGCAGTCAGTTGTTCGGGGGTTTTGTCGGCCATGGTGGACTCCTGGTGGTGAATGGAACGTTACGGGTTGGTGAGTGCAATATAACTGTGTACGGGCGGTTACTGCTCTTGGATGAACTTTAGCCACATGCCGCTTCCCTTGCCGGCGCTGTTGGCGTTAATGCCCTCTTCAACAATGCGGGTGATCGCCAGCTTGCGCACCGCAGGCAGGGGCGTGTCCGGGTTGGCCGCGCGCACCTCATCACAGATGGCGTAGATACGTTCCGTGACCGTGCCGCCAGCCGGCTTGACGCTAGGGGGCCGTGCGGCGCTGCCCTGGGGCCGTGGCTGGCCTGCGGGCGCCGGGCTGGGGGTTGGGGCAGGCTCGGGCAGCGCGGGCCGCTGTGGCACCGCTGGCGCGTTGGCTGCTGCCAGCGTGTGGTCAACATACGGCAGCGCGCCCTCCAGTATGTCCGGCCACAGCATGGGGGAGCCGGCGCCCTTGATGTATCGGTAGCGCCGGGCGTCCCGTGGGCGCACCCAGCGGACCTGAGCTTGGAGCTCCGCCATGTTGACGTCTGCGGGCTGCAGCAAGGCCACAGCCGCCACGATAGCGCGCTGTATGTGCTCTCGGTAGTACCCTGGGGCCTTTTGCCCGGTAAGGCCGATATACAGCTTGTGCAGCTCCAGGTCGGTAAAACCGTCCAGGTCCGTGGGGTAGAAGGCGGGCACCGTGCGCACTGGCACATGCGGCAGCTCCAGGTCAGCCAGGAGGCTGCACACCTCCCGGGCTGGGTGTGCGTGTACCACGCACACCGGGTCCATATTGATGTTGATGTGCATGTTGCTGCCTTACTTGTTGCCGCCGACCTTCTTGCCGTAGCCGTTGAACCGGCGCCATTGGTACAGGGCAAGGCCGGCGCTGGTGGGGCTCATGCCGTTGGCTTCGCCCATCTCGCGGGCTTGCTTCAGCGTCACGCTTTCGCCCACTGCGTCGAACAGTGCCCACAGGCGGTCACCCACCGTGCCGGGGCTCATGCGGCGCACGCCGTTTTGTTCGGGGCGGTCCTTTTGAATGCGCACACCCGTCTTGCCGTCGCCCATGTCGGGGGTCTTGTTGCTCTTCAGGTGGTCGGGCACTGTGCCGCCCGTCAGCTGGCCCAGCAGGGCACCACCAAACACAAGCGCCACAGGGGCGGCCACTTCTTCCTCTGCTGGCGCTGGGGCGGGCTTTGCCTTGGCTGCTGCGTTGGCAGCGTTTACACGGCTGCGGGCTTCGGCCAACTCTTGCCGGGCGCTGGGCTTGGTAGCGGCTGCGGGCTTTGCCTTGGGTGCCATGGCGGCCAGCGTCACGGGGTTGCCCTTGGTGTCCAGGTAGCAGCCCCAGGCGCCGTCTACTTGGGTCAGGTATGCGTCCACCATGCTGGCCTCCACCTTGGCAGTGTTGGTAAGGAAGCGCTTTGCGTTGGACTTGCTGCTGTTGGACTTGAAGGTGACTTGCATGATGGGATACTCCGTTTGGGGTTTGTGGCGGCAACCGCTGCAGCCATGACTAAAATGTACACGGAAAGGAACACCTGTTTACCGACCTGCTCACAATATTTTCTATCAGCAGGCGGCAACCGATTAGAACGGGATGTCGTCGTCCAGGTCGTTCCAGTCCACAGTCCCAGGCTTTACAAGCGCCCCCTTGCCCTTTGCATCGGGCAGCACGTAGTCGTCCACTGGCTTGGCGTGGCCCTCATTGACGGCACCGTCTGGCGGCGCGTCCTCTTTGGTGTAGTTGGTGATCTGCACCTCGGGCATTACATCGGGCGCGTCTATGGTGCCAAACGCGGTGCCGTCGAAGCTGGCGTCCATGATCTGCGGGTAGGGCTTTTTGTTTGCCCACACGCGCAGATGCGACGGCGCGCGTAGATGGTCCGTCAGCTGCCCTGCTTCCCAAGTTGTGGTCGGCACCGGCCCTGCAGTCTGCCCAGGCTGGCGCAGGCGCCACCACTGCGCGGCAAGGCTCCGCACAAAGGCGCTTGTGTGCTCGAACGACACGAACTCTGTGTATCGCGTCATATGGCAGTAGTAGGTGACGCGCAGGCTTGGTGCGCTGCCGGCCTTGTGGTGCTGCCTGTAGGTGATGTGCGTCACTGGCACGATCTGCACGTCCGGTGGCTCAGGCTCACGGATGAGTGCGGCGGTGCCGGACGTGTTGGCAATGGCTGGGCCGTACTGCGGGAACAGGTGGCCGCAGGCGATGCACTCTTTGGCGAGCGTGTGGTTATAGATCTCGCAGATGGGGCACTTTTTGACAGGCGCCTCGCCCTTCTTCTCGCCCTTCTTTCGCGGCAGCACTGGGTCGTTAATAGGCCCAAGCCGCTCTGTGTTGCGAGCAAAGTCCAGCACAAGGCAATCGGGTTTGTGGCTGGCAGCAATGGCGGACAACCGGCCCTCCACCGTCAGTATGTTGTACCCCGGTGCGAAGAACGGGCGGGTGCCCCGGCCCAGCATCTGGATCCAGAGGACGGTGCTGTGCGTTGGGCGCAGCATGATAATGAGGTCAAGCGCCGGGTGGTCGATGCCGGTCGTCAGCACGTTGTTATTCGTGACGGCCTGTATGCGCCCCGCCTTCCAGTCTTCTAAAATACGGTCGCGTTCTGTCTTACCGGCCTTGTCCTTTGTGGTTGGCAAGTCGCTGTGAACGGCCTTGCAGCTGACGCCCAGGCTGCGCAGGATCTCCGCCGTGTGCAGCGCATGGTTAACGCCCGCGCAGAAGATGAGCCAGCTATAGCGCTTGCGCCCGGTGTTGGCGAGCTGTATGGACTCCTGCAGCGCGGCCAGTGTCGTCTCGTGCTTGTCTACTGCAGCCTCCAGCTCCCCCTGCTTAAACTCGCCGCCTTGGGTGCCCACACCGGACACGTCCAGGACCACCTCTGTACACCTGGGTGACAGCCGGCAGAGGTAGCCTTGCCCCAACAGCCAATTGAAGGCGTCCATGGTGGACAGGTCGAAGGCGGTGTGCGTGAACAGCCCGTCGTCGGTAATGCGGCCTTGCCCAATGCGCCAAGGCGTGGCGGTAAGGCCAATGACGCGGAGGTGCGGGTTGACCGCCTTTAGGGCGGCGATAAACGTGGCGTACATGGTGGCGCCGCTAGTGTTCACCAGATGGCACTCGTCCACAATCACAATGTCTATGCGGCCGAAGTGTGCGTGCTTTTTTGCGACGCTGCCAATGCCTGCGAACGTGATAGGAAAGATGGATTCCTTGCGCCCCAAGCCAGCGCTATAGATGCCAGCGGGGGCGCCGGGCCACACGGCCAGCGTCTTGTCATAGTTCTGCTGGATCAGCTCTTTAACGTGCGTCAGCACCATCACCCGCGTCTGCGCATGCACCTGGAAAAACCGCTGCAGCAGACGGGCGATGACCACACTTTTACCCGTGCCCGTTGGCAGTACCAACAGCGGGTTCGCCGCCTCAATGGTGCCGTCCTTGGCATAGCCGTGCGTGGACAGGAATTGGAAGGCGTGTTCTACACAGGCCGTCTGGTAGTCGCGGTCCTGCAGGGCTACGGCGCTCATCTTAGATAATCTTTCTTGCTGTGTACTGGTTGCACCCGGCCAACTGCGCCGCCTTGTCCAGCACCACGGGCGCCGTCTGGTTCAGCATGCAGTACCAATTCCCATCTTCTGCTGGGTCGCTGAACGCGCACGTCCTGCAGTTCTTCAGCGCCGGTGCCCGCATGTGGCACTGTGGCCGGTAGTCGCACATTTTGCAGGTAAACCAGGACGGCGAGCTGCTGATGCGCTCCGGTGGCTGCTGGCTGCGGATGAGGGCGATGGCGCGGGCCGTGTACTGGTTGGCGTTCTCAACGTCCAGCTCAATCACCTCCATGTACATCAGATCGTTGTCCTTGCACACCGCAACGTAGAGGCCGTACTGCAACCCAAATTTGCTCATGTACTGCTGCATCTGCACATAGTGCATTGGCTTGGCTTCGCGTAGGCCCTTGCCGGTAAACGGTGGGGGCTCAACGCCCGCCTGTATGGCCTCCTCTACTTTCTGCCAGTCCTTGCCGGCCAGCTCGTCGAAAGACTTCTTGGCGTGCGTCTTGAACTCGGTGAGGCAGTAGGCGCCCAGGGGCAGGTCAGGCACACGCCCGGCCATGCCGTCGCCGCTGCCGCTGTAGTGGCCGCCGTAGTCTGAAATCTTGTATTGCTTGCCGTTGGCGTCTTGCTGGATAACCTCCAGGCCGGCTGCAAGCATGAGCGCAATGATGCGGGCCTCCTCCATATGGCCTCGGTTAAACAGGCGCAGCATACGCCCGCTAAACGCCTTGGCGGCGATCCAATGGAAGTTGTACCAGATGTGACGCGCGCACTCGTGGCCGATGCCGCTGGCGCCCATGTGGTTACGAAAGGGGCTGTCCTCTTGCCGGTATGCGTCTGTGATGTGTGGGAGCACGCGCTGCAGCCACATGCGGTAAGCGTTCCCTTGGTCGGCTACGACGACATTGTGAAAGAGCTTGATGGTTTTGGCTGCGATATAGCCCATGTGCGCCTCTGCATAAAAAGAGCGCCGGCCCCGTGAAGGACCGGCGCTGTAAAACCGTTCGTAGCTAAGGGAGGGAGGAGATAGGCAACTGCGAACGGGGAGCGGGATCTAATTAAGCGGCGGTCTGGCCGGTCACCCAGGGTGGTGGACTGCCGGCTTGCGCTGCAGCGGCACCGGGCTGAGGTTGCCATGGTTGGCTACCCTGTGGAGCAACCTGCTGTTGCTGGGGCTGCTGCACGGGCTGCTGCGGCTGACCTTGAGGGGGTTGCCAAGGTTGTTGAGCCTGCTGGCCGGGGTCCATTTGCTGGCCGGCTGGCGGTTGCCACGGCTGGCCCTGGGGCTGTTGGGCCGGCTGGCCGCCCTGCGGGGGCTGCCAAGGCTGTTGAGCGCCCTGGGTGGGGGGTTGCCACGGCTGGCCGGCTGGGGCGCCTTGCTGGGGCTGCTGTTGCTGCGCAGGGGGCTGATACTGCTGTTGGGCAGGAGGCTGATAGCCCTGCTGTGCTGGCGGTTGGTACTGCTGCGCGGCTGGGGGTTGGTACGCCTGGGCCTGGGGTGCGCCCATGCCGACCGGGGCTCCGCCTGCGTTGGGCACCGCGTTCACGTTAACGCTCATGTGCTCCACGCGCTTGACCTCGTTGCTGGGGTCGTACTTCTCGCCCGTGGGCTGGCCGGACACCTTGTCCACCTTGTCACCGCCTTGGCGCAGCACGATCTTCGCCTTGAAGGGGATATTGTGCATGTGCATGCTGGTGGGTGGCGTGAGTACGCCCACCGCGTGGCACAGCGCGGACAGTTGGCCCCAGGCGATTTCCACCGTCTGCGGGTTGCTGTGCTTCAGGTTCAGGCGGTGCATCACCGTGCGGCCTGCGTACTGGCCTTCCACGATACGCAGACGGCATTGCAGGTAACTGCCGGCGCCGTTGCTGGTTGGCTTCTCACCGGACTCGTCGATGATGACCTGATACCAACCCTCGGGAACCGGGTCAGCACTGCCTTGGTTGGGCTGCACCTGGGCAGCATTGAAATTACCGAACTGCATATCTTACGCTCCTAGCATTTTTTGAAAGATTTTGCCCAGGTGTGGTTCTTCAATTGGCGCCAGCACACCCGAGCGATCCTTGGCGTCAAATTGGATGTCCGGCTGGGTTTGCAAAAATCGGTAGGCAATGCCCTCCGGTGTCTTTGCCATCCCCAGGCGGAAAACTTCGTCGAAAAAGTACGGCAGCGCAGGCCCCAGGCGCTGGCCCGGCATGCTGGCAAGATATTTAATCATGCCCGTTGCCTCGTCCTTCATAGGTGCCATTTTAGCGGCGACATATACGTTGCGCCCAGGCAGATCGCGATAGGCACGCACCAGCGTTTCTAGCGTCTCGGTGAGCACCCCGTAAGCCTGCCGGGGGTCCTTGCTGGCCCGCTTGGCGTTGTTCAAAATGATTTCAGCAATCTCGCTGATACTGTCCACGCCGACGCTGTGGTACTGGCGGGCTTCGTGCGACTGCTGCAGCCAGCGCAACACGTCCAAGAAGTCTTGCACCGTGTTGATCTTTGCCATCGGCATGTCGTAGTTGATCCACGGGTTGCCGACGCCGTAGATGCGTTCCAGGTTGGCGCGCCGCAGCGACAGCTCACCGGACTCTGCACCGACCAGAAAGCTACCCGGCCCCATGGTGGCCGCAAGCACGGTCTTGCCGGTGCCTGGGCCTGCGTAGACGAGGACTTTGAAGCCCTGGGTTTGAGTGACCTGGGACACTGTGGTTAGATTGATTGGCATGCTGTTGGTGTGGTGTAAGTGGTAGTGTAGGGCGGCCCGGCTTACTTGGGGTCACCGATGTCGCGCTCGTTGCGGAAGGCCATGAAGACGGGATGGCGCGGTGCCACCTTGGCGCCGATCTCAAAATGCTTGTACTTCACAATGAGCCCGACCATGACCTCGCGCTGCGCCCAGTAGGCCAGCCGCTCCTCTGCCGTAAAGCCGGTGCCGATGTTGAAGCGCACACCGCTGTGGATGTCTTCCACGGTAAACGCGCCAAGCATGCCCGTCGGCACCTTGCCCTCTTGGCTGTGCCCGCGCTTGGTGTAGCCCCGTTCGTCTATGGTGGCCTCGTTCTCGTTGCTCATCTGCTCTACACATGCCACGATGCGGGCCTCGCTGTCGCTAAACTCCTTTAGCTTCATCATCCAACCCTGCTTCGCCGTGCTGCGGCCCTGCTTATACGGCCCGTCGGGGCTCCGTATGATTAGACCCTCGAAGCCTCCGTCCAGCGCTGTCTGCTGGGCCTGCTGCAGCTCTTGGCCGTCGTTGACCACAGTGTGCGGCAGCAGGCGCAACCACGGGTGCGCGCTGTAGGGGTAGACGCCCAGGGCCTGCGCGATGGCTTGCAGGCGCTTTTCGTAGCCCCAGTCGGCCGGAGAGTTCCAAGTGTCGAACACCCAAAACGTGCAGGCCGGCTCCCCCTCAATGGTCATCACCGCAGACTGGGTGTCGCTGAACACCATCTTCGCGTTCGGCGCACCCACCACCAGCTCGCCGTCCAGGCCCTCCAGCAACGGGTGTCCAAGCATGCGCTGGACGTGCTTGTTCGGCAGGGGCTCCAGCTTGCGGCTCATGGCCTGCCCATCTTTGATAAGGCACCGCACCCCGTCCAACTTGGTAGAGGCGATGTACGGGAAGGTAAGTCCCTCGCTCGGCGCTGGGCAGGCCAGCATAGGGCGGAAGGGCTTGGGGGCGGGTGACTTGCTCATAGTGTGCCTCAGATGTCCGTTGGTCCGATTGGGATCTTACCCCGGTGTTCCTCCGGGATGGGGTACGGGCAGGTCGGTGTCTGCGACGGTGCCTGTTTGCTTTGTGAGTTCATCGATTACCGCTTTCTGTTGGTCAAGGATTTGCATGGCGACGCCGAGCTTGCGTTGCATGCTGAAGTGTTGCACCAGCGTCTGAATGCACAGCCTGCGAAGCTGGTCTTTGCTGTTGCACTGCGACACTACCTTCATGGGCGCCTGCATCAACATGATCAGGTCTGCTCCCTCGGTGCCCTGCAGCCCGTCATAGGGCGTGTTTGCGACCTGCGCGCCCAGGTAGTTCGTCAGGTGCGCAGCATCGTTTTGCAGCGCTTCAATGGGTGTTGGCTTTTGCATGTCAGTCTGCCTTGCGAACGTGTTTGTCGAACAGACCCATGAGGCCGGGGAGGTGGGGGCGCAGCAGCGTCACAATCGCTTCGCCGTAGGCCCGTGCCTCGATCTGCGCGTGGCTGTGAGTGCGCAGGGCAAGGAACTTGAACAGGTTGGACAGGTCCACGCTGCCAACCCAGTGGACATAGTGGTTGAGGTGCAGGGCCATACGGGCGTGTTCGGGTGCCACGCCGGCCTCCATAGCGCCCGTGTACAGCGCATAACCCTCGCGGCACTGGCGGTCCAGGGCTGCGCGAAACTGCGCTTGTACTTCTTCAGGCAGGTTGTCCTCCTGGCCCTGCTTCTTGTTCGGCGCCTTGCCGCCCACCACCGCAGGGATGTACCACATCTCCGGCAGCGTCACATAGCGCCCGCTGGACTCGTTGCGGCGCCATGTGCGGTGACGCACCATCTGGCGGTCAATGAAGATAGGCACGCGCACCTCCACCCACACCTGGATCATTTCCAGCGGGCTGGTGTGCTGGTTGACCAGCAGGTATTCGGCGAGCCGCATGTCTTGCTCATACGTGCGCGGCACACTGTGGTCACCGAGGTCGCCTTGCTCAAATGACAGGCGCGCGGCGTTGGCCGGGTCAATGTCGTCGGCGTCAAAGCAGCGGTTCAACTCGATGCTGTTGGGGGTTGCAGACAGGCGCCCGTCCAGCAGCGTTGCCGCTTCTGCATAGCCATGCCCGTCAATAGACAGTGTGCGGCGCGTAGGCCCTGCCAAGTTCAACAGCTTCACAAAGCCGTGGTCCAGCACTTGGCGTGAAAACTCGTTCATTTCTTCTCCTTCGGTGGTTCAACTTCCAGTGCCTTGGGGCCGGGCTTGGTTTCCAGCATGCACTCTACGAATGCGCGCTGCACCTCGGTCAGCTTGTTGTAAGCGCTCTTAGACAGCTCGGTCTTCTGCTTCATGAGGTCTGCCATAGGCACGTTCAGCGCTTGCCACACAAAGGCCTCCGGGTCCATGGCTTCGATGTTGGCCGCGCCCCAGGCTTCCAACTGCGGAGCGAACTCAGCCACCTTGGCAAGGCCGTAAGACGTCAGCGCAGGCAGGTCCACGGTTCGGTTGATGCTGTACTCGCCTTTCAGCTTCCAGCCGCCGCCCAGCTCCACGCGCTGCAGGCCCTCAGAGGGTGTGGGAAAGAAGTAATCGAACAGCTTGGCGCGGTCCGCTTTCTCCTTGGCAGTGTCTGCGGCAATGCGCGCCTTCAGCGCCTGCCAGTCGCCAAGCTGTTGCAGCCGGAGGGCGTGCAGCTCCTCCGGCGTCAGCGCAGCCTCGTCCACTTCCCCGCCTGGGGTTGGTGTGTTGGCTGCGTCGGTCATTGGGCGAGGTCTTCGTTACCGCTGCCGATGAACGTGCGGCTGCTGGGCACAGCGCGATCGGCACCGGCCACCGGGGCAGGAGCGTCGGCACCCTTGTCAGCACGGGCCACGGCCTGGGTGTCGCTGTACTTGCCCAGCTTGTAACGCGCCTTCTCGCTGGTTAACAGCTTCTCGGTGTTCTGCTTCAGGCACTCGTCGCGCGTGATGCCCAGCCCTTGACGCATGCCCTCGAGGTAGAACTCCAGGTCACCCATCTCTTCCACCACGTTGGCACGGTCCAGCGGCGTGCCGTAGATGATGTGCTTCTTGACCGCGTCAAACAGCTCGCCCGCTTCGCTGGGCACGCAGCTTGCCATGTGCCACAGGTGGCAGGCCTCGGGCGTCAGAACGGCCAGGATGTCTGCGCCGGGCTTTGCCAGCGCGGCCACCATGTCGCGATAGACGACTTCGGTGCCGGGCACGGTGCCGTCCAAAAACGACACAAGGGCTTCTTTTTGCACCAGCGTCATGCCGTTGATGTTGCATTCAAAAGTCTCGCCGCTGGGCGTTACTTCGGCGGCGCCTTGCAAGCGAAGCAGGCCCGCCGCAGGCTTTTCGGCCTGCACAATGTCGCCGCCCAGTTCCTTCAGCGCATCGCCCCGCAGGCCGCCCGCATCGTGGACGGCCGCGCCCTGGGCTTGCTGCAGTTGTGCGCGCATGGCTGCGATCTCTTCGGCCACCTTCGGCGATGGCATGTCGCCGGGCGCCTTCTCGTTCAGGTCTCGCAGCGAGTCTTCCTGCTGGCCGCTGGCGGCTTGTGTAGGGGCCGCCAGCATCGCGCCCAGGGCGGTCGCAAGCAATTGCTTCTTCATATCAAACTCCTTCAGGTTGGTTGTCAAAACGACCGTTTATTGTGCCGGTTAATCCAGCACTTGCATGAGTTGGAAGCAGCGCCCACGGTAGCCGAAGTCCTGTGTGAGCTTGCTCTTGTCAACCTCCATAAGCCACCCGCTGTCCACAAGGCTTTTGACGCAGGCGTCCACGGCGCTGGTGCTGCCGTAGGGGTGGCGGCTGAAGCTGGCGACGTGCTGCAGGCGGTTGATGAGGTAGCTGCGGGGCACGTATCCTTTTTGCCACATGGCGTCCGGTATCTTGTGGCTCGCCGCTGGGCCTTCGGTGAAGTATTGCTTCAGCACCAACA